AATTATACCAATTAAAAATCATTATCTTAATTCGGTATTTGATATTACTGGAGTGGCATTGTCGTCAATGACAATATCTACAGTTCCTGGTTTCCCATTTACATTAGAAGTTGATTTAGAACTTTTTCAATTTAATCACAAGCCATTCCTACCAATGATCAAAGACTTTAATCAGGCAGTTCACTGGGGCAAATACAGGCACTATATGGGAAGAGCTGCAGGAGCATTAGCAAATAGTGTAAGCGCAGAATTTTTAGCAAACTCGCCAACCCAACCTACCGTCCCAGGAAATGAAGAGGCACAGAATGCCGCAGTGACTGGCCTAATAGATGACTCAAGTTTAAATAACGAAAATGATGCGTACATGACAAGCCCTTATGGGGCGATGCCAACAGACACAAAGCCATACGATAGTGGTGTGCTAACAACTAATGTCATGAATGATTGGACAAATGGTAATGGCATAACTTTGTATGTTCCAGAATCAGTTCAGTCTAAGATATTTAGCCCAGACACCGCTTCATTTAGAAGTGACGAAGAAAAAGCTGTACAAGAATTTGGTAGAGCATTCTGGCAAAATTTATTGTTTAAGTTTGGTATCAACGTAACAGATGAAGCTCTATATAGAAGTTTAGACACCGTTGTTATAAACAGCACACAATTTGCTACTAGCTTATTCCAAAAAAACGTTGCCGGAAAAATAGTTGACGTAGCGTTAGCTGGAGCAAATGCCAAGAACGTTTATGAAATGGTATATGATGCCCTAGTAATTGATCACATTAACACAGAAAAAATTACCAACCTTTCAGTAATTGACTATCTGCGTAATAGAAAAACTCCAAACGAACTTCAAACTCCGAACTTAGGAGATCCAGCAGAAACTCAAGCACTAAAAGATAAGAAATGGGAACTCTACCTATCTTCCCAAAGTGTTAAGGGCATGTTGGCATATAAGATTAATAGTAATACAGAAGCAATTTTAAGAAAAAAGAAAATTGACATAGATAAAAATTCCAAAGACTGGGCTAGCACCAGGGAGATGGAAGAGAAAAAGTTTGTTGATGCCTTCATGGTTACTCTGTACGAGAGAACATTTCAAGACGAGAGTATTAAAAGTCTTTTAGAAGTTGGCGCAGTAAGAGAAGCAGAAAATGTCAATAGGACAGACGGAACAAACATATCTGCGTTCACAATTAGGGAATGGGAAATCCCTATGATGAAGATAGATCTTGATCCACAGTCAGTTATAGTAAACTCAGTGAGCTTAAGCATGGGTAACAACTTGGCTAGACTGCAACTTCAGATGCAAGAAGAACCAACGTTCCAATACATTGGTTCCAAAGATACAATGATAAGCATAGCCATGACTATCTTTGGTGAAAACGAACTTAGAAAAATTAAAAAGATGTTTGACTTCTTAAGCGGCTTAGCTAGACTTGAGCACGCAGCAGGCGTTATTGGGTTTATGGGAATTAAGAATATTATTACAGCTTTGGCTGGAGTCAAATACGTTCTGCCATTGAACTTTTCCGTTCAAACAGTTGAGGGTTTCCCACACGTTTACAATGTGCAACTCATGTTGGTTGATTTTGATATTTTTCAACAAAAAAGAGAAAACATAAGCTCTCAACAACAAGCCGCATTTATTAAAGAATTTGGAAGTAAAAGAAATCCTTTCTTAAGATTAAAGCAAAGATGGGATATGATAAACACATATCCAGATCTTCCACTTGATCTCGTAGATGCCGACTCAAAAGATATGGTTGGAACATTAGACCCAGACTTCTATTTTAGATCCTTTGAAATGTATGATGATGATGTCGTAAAAAGCATTATTGATCCATCAAAGTACACACTTCCTACTGGAAATACAAATGAAAAAAATAATCTCAGTGACAGAGGAAAATCTTTTGTTTATTTTGTTAAAAAAATACTCATAGAAAACAATGGAGATATCAATAAGGTAAAAGAGTATCTAATAGATCAGTCAAAACTTTCTTCAACTGAAGCTATGAAGGTCTTTAGGATAGCTATCTTTGACCAAATGAATGAACCAGAATTTGAAACGCCATTGCAGGCAAGTAGATTTATAGCTAACAAGTATCCAAGTATATGGAAGGATATGATCGACCTATTTAAGGACGAAGACAATATAGAGTACGCTTTTGAGGATATAAAGTTCGGTACTAAGTATGGTGAATTAAAAATAGGTGATGTAGTTTCTGGCTCAAAAGAAGAAGTAGATAAATTTAATAAGCTTATAACAGACAGTATAGAAAAGGCTGATGGGAAAGAATTACCATCTTTTGATCCGGACGACGTTGACCACTTTGGCCTTATGCATTTCCTCCCTGCTGCAGACTCTGGACAAACTGGAAAACTTCCAGCCATATATCAGACACCAGATGGCGGCTACGTTTTAGGCTATCAGCATAAAGAGGATGGAAGATTCTATGTGGCTCAAGACTACCTTACGGTAGATGCTAACGGAAAAATGACTCCAACATCAAAAGTAACTCAAGTTTCTGACACGCAATCACCTGAAAGAGATTCTCAGAATTCTCACACTGGAGTCCCAACAGCCAAATCCTTAGACTCATATATGAATGCCTACGGTACTGATAACGTTGATGCTTCTCAAGCGGTGTCTACTGGTGGCAGTCACAAAGGTGTTGCAAAGCACTGGCAGAAAATGATGTTAGACACCAGGTACAGAGATATTGGTGGAAGAATGATTAGAGCATTCCCGACTTACATGTTATGGCTAATCGATGACAGCAACTTCTTTGCTGGCGTTAAATTGTTTGACAATTTCTATGGACTTCAATCAATAATTGATTTTTCAATTGTCCAATCAGAAGATATTCTTGGCGATACCCTGATGCTTAGGTTGTCTAATACTTATTCTAAATTATCTAGACCAGAATTAACATTGAATAGTATTATTAATACTGAAGGAGTGTTAAATAGCGGTACAACAAGTACTGAAATTAAATCAGCAGCAACAAACCTTTCGCAAGGAACAGCTGCAATTGTACAAACTTTGTTAAATAGAACAATGAATATTAAATCTCACATGAGTTCTAAGTATGTTACTGAAATAGAAAATATGAGATTAAAGCCAGGGGTAAGAGTCCACCTAAGAGCTGGTTATGGTTCAAATCCAAACTCATTACAAACTATATTTAACGGTGTTATTGCAGAAGTAGAACATGGTGAGATCATGACCATCATAGCTCAGTCAGATGCAGTTGAACTAAGTCCTATTATTAATAGTACGAAGAAAAAAGGTGACAGCGGAAAAATTGATGGCGGGATAAACACTGGGCTCTGGATGTCAGAGCCAAGAGATTTGATGATAAGACTCTTGTCAATGGGTGCGTCAAGAATGAGGGAAGCTTTTGCACACGCAACACGTGGTGCAGTTTTCTCTGAAAACAAGTTTGGCATTAGACACTTTGGATCCATACTGTATGCTCCGCTATCGGCAGAAGAAGAACAAAAGGCAATGCAGTACAAGGCTAGTGTGGTTAATGCATTCAACGCGATTGCCAAGAACCCAGTCAGTGGAACCGCAGGGCTTGCCTGGAATTCCACAGTCAATATAGCTACCGGTGGTACAGCGCAATTTTTAAACACAGGAATAAACGTAGGTTCAACTGGTGGTCTTTCTCCGTTGCAGGGCGTTACAGGCCTAGAAAGCGCTGGTGGAAGCGTTAGAACGCCAGTTGTGGGCGCAATGCAAACACTATGGGCTAACTTTAGCACGCAGAGAGATCTCGAGATATTCAAAAGAAACATCTATCCAGGCAATGGTGTCGGCGTTGCTCAGTTCCTTGGTGGGGACCTAGATGATGGCTGGTCAACTATGGCAAGCATGGATATCAGTATGATAGACAAAGAAAAGTTTGGCTACTTAGATAGACTAAGCAATAATACTTGGTCAGGATTAATAGATCAGTCTGGTAAGGGCGTTACAGATGCAGCAGAAGTATTAGAAAAAACAACTGCAAATAATAAATTGGTAGACTCAAGTAACTCGATAGGGACTTCTAAGATAATAGCTGGAACAGCTGCTTTAGCTGTTGGTTATTTTGCTTCACCAGTAGCTGGTTTAGCTCTAGGTTCTGGGCTTTTAGGTTCGATGAACGGAAGAGGCCTTAGTAACATTATGAAAACAATGGGTCTTGTTTCAGACTTAGATGATGATATTTATGATGAAGTTTCTTTTAGGGCGCAAACTTACATGAGAAGTATCTGGGACATGTTTCAAATGTGCGCAAGATTATTGCCAAACTATATTGTTGCCGTTAGACCCTTCGAAGATAGATCAACTATTTTTTACGGAAAACCACACTGGCTGTATACATCTGGTGTATTCCCAGTTTCAACAGGATTCCCAAATGAGGAAAATGCAAGAACAAATGGTATTAATACACCTGGTTACATAAATCCTGATGATACTTTAAACGAAATTCTTTCTTCTGTAAATAAAAATACTGGTTCTACAGCAGATGCTATGTTTGCTGCAGGCAGCAAGGAAAGCACAGTAGCTGACAACATGGCTTCTATGGCTAAAGATATTATTTCTGGAACAGGCATATTTGCTGCGGGTGGAAGATTGCGTGGAAAAGTAATAAATTTTGCTGACACAGAAAGACAAAAATATTACCACTACGATAAAATCGTTTCTAGACTGCCAGTCAATAAGGGTAAAGTTCAAGTAGGCTTTCACTTGCCTTTTGCTAGCTCATCTAGATTAAACCCAACTTTAGGAGATAAAGAAGTAGATAGAAGAACCGCGTCAAAACAGATCGATGCTCCGATACAACAAGATCATAAACAAATTGATCAACTCCCTATAAGGTTTCGTTATCCGTTTTTTTCCAACAGAGCAAGTGGAACTTTACCTTCACTGGATTATGACAAAATTGTTAAAAGTGTCGAAGGTGAAGACGTACCAAAAATTATTTCTAACATAGTTCAAATTTCTTTATTAGAAAAGTCTTTAGTAAGTAAAGAAAAAGACTCTGATACAACAGCACTAGTAAGCAGTAAGGAAGAGGGTGGTGAACCTACGCTGGACTTCAATTTTAATTTTGCAAGTAAGCTTCCATTTCTTGGCCTAGATCAACTCATGACCGATACAGCAGCCTTTGATCCATCAGGCATTTATGATCCAAAAGGAAAATTGGGCATAATCACGACATCAAGAACCGTGAGAATGCCATTGCCAGTTTTAGATATGCAGTCACAAACTGATATACAACTAACAAGCGGGGGTCAAACTGTACTACTGGAAAATTTTGAAAAGTATTATGATGACCTAGATCCAGCATATGCTCTGCAAGATAAGTACAGGGCGGGAGGAGCCATGTTAGATTTTACCGAATGGGGAATGCCGGCTTCTGCAGAAGATGAACAGTTTTATATCGCCATGAGATGGCCATATAATCCACTAGAATCTAGATCGGCACGTGGATTTGATGAAAAAGCATCAGTAAATGTTAAGCAACAAGTACTGCAAGATTTTTTAAAGATGTACAACCTGAAAGAGGAAGACTTAGTTGGTAGCCCAGAAGAATACAAGAAGAGAAAAGTACTTGTATACAACCCAGAAAAGAAAGTGGCAGTTGTTTGTACTCCAGCTTATTTCTTATGGGGAGAGACTGAAGCAGACGGAGATGGAAGCAATAAGATTGATGCAGTAATATCACCAGATGCTGCATACTTTCTTCATCTCTTAATTAACGATAAAGGCCAAATTCTTTCACCATTAGAAAATCTAGGAACTTTATCTCTCGAACAAGCCGATGGCAATGGAACAACTACAACAGCTGGACAATGGGAAGCCCTTGGAATGGCGGAGCAAAATCTCAAAGAGTGCATGTTCACTTTTGTGCCAGATGGTACTCCAGTTGGAGTTGTAACAAGTGATTACAATCCAGCAAATCAATTTAGCTTTGGAACAGAAAGTTTTATACCAGGTAATGATACTTTCTTAATCGGATTCGGAGCTTTTAAAACTGCTGACGAGGGAAGAAGTTTGGAAGATCAAATAAATAATGGTTTTCTTCCCGCTGTAGTATTACCAGAAAATACTGGCGGACATCCTTCGTTAAGATCTAATAACCATAGCGGAATTCTTAGTGATGACTATACTTTCGATGATGTTATTTCTCTAAAAACATCAATTGATTGGCAAAGAGAATGGAGCAGGGGCGGCAACTATCTTAAGTATTATGACAAAGTTTCAGCTGGAGATTATGAAAGTTTAAAGCAAGATAAATTAATAGAAAAATTAGAAGAAGATAAAAAAGATAAAACTTTTGAAAACTTTGTTAAAGTATATGACCCAATAGATTCAGTAAGCGTTACCGCAAGAGGTTTCTATGACGAAAAATTTGACAGCACAGTCAAAACTATTGCCGGCAATGGAAGAAGAGTATACGAAGCCCAACAAATATGGGATCAATTTAGGTATGGTTATCATAATTATGATTCAGTAAAAAATATTTTTTATCAGATGTTTAATCTCGACCCAGATGATGATACCGATTCCCAAGATCCATTGTTCGAACTTCTTACTGGTTCAGGAATTCAGGCGTTTGAAGAGTTTGGAGCAGATTCTAGAAGCTCAGAGTTTTCAACTTTACTTGGAGCAGACTGGGTCTCTACCTTAACCAGAGGAGAAGGCACTGCGGATAATTACCAATTTGGTACAGATGTAGCAGCTGCTATAGATATAGCAGTTAACGAATATGTTGATGGCGGGTTTGACGGATTTGATGAAAATAGATCAAAAATTATAAATAAAGATAAAGGAATTATTGACGCCTATAATGCACTTGTTTATAAAAAAGTATCTGGAATTAGAAACCTTGTTAAGGGCCACTTCGAAACATACGAATACGGACCTACACAAGAGGATGCTGATCCAGCAGCTGGAGCTGACAAATCTCCAGCAAAAAGTTCTACTAATGATTCTATCTTAGCCGATGTTATAAGTAAATTATCATTATCTAAAAAACCAGAAGATAAAGCAAAAGTATTATTGAGCAACATAAAAACTCCAAAACAATTGTTCTTGTTACTGGTTGGAATATTCAGGCAAAAACTATGGGCAGACCCATATGCAAGAGCCTGGGTTGTTTTAAGGCCAGACAAAAAACGTTTTAATCCAAGCACAGGAACTTCAATCTTAAATGCAGTTGTGCCAGTCACGGCTCCAGTTACAATTGCGTTCAATCTAGGAAGCGATGAAAATGATGACTGGAGCTTTAGATCCTTTGATAGAATATTTAATGCGTTTATTGACTATAACGCTGAATACGCAACAAACCCACAATCACTGATAAAGCTTCTTAAGGCCAATGCCAAAGAAGGAAGTAACGCTGGCAACTGGATAACTGGAGTCTTAGAAGACGTTGATAGTTTCTGGGATAGAAATATAGGACCAATTTTTACTGCGTTTGATGCAGCGTTGGGCAATCTCTTAAACATGTTTAGAATGTCTATGGCTCAAATGGGTTATGGACTAAATGAATTAGAAAACTTTACCAAGCAAGCAAACATTCTTAACAAAGCTTATAACGATTCAATATACTACTCTCTTGGTAGACAAGGCACTCTACTCAGAGCTGTTGATAATCCATTTACTAGAGAGTATGGAGAACCTGTCGTAGAGGTTAGGGAACCTTTCCAGAGATTGCACTACATCAGTTCATTCACTCATATTTTAAAAAATAATATTAAAGAAAACTTTAGTGGTGTAGCTACACAAATAACAGCTGTTTCAGATGGAAAATATCCAGTAACAGTTTCTTTGGATAAAGCTGCTCCACCAGAAAGACAAGTTGAAAAAACTGTTGAAACTGGAATTTATTTTGATAACGTTAAAGGCGAAGGAGTATGGGGAATACTACATCCGATATTCCATCCTCTCCAAACTGCTAGAGGAATTGCAAAAGCAGCTCAAGGAGATCCAGATGAATTAACCGCAAGAAGAGTAGCTCTTTCCCACCTTAAAGAATCTTTGAAAGATATATATGGTGGTGAAATAATTGTCATAGGCAACGCAGACATTAGACCACATGACATAGTTTATCTTGCGGATGTTTATGAAAGAATGTATGGAATATTTGAAGTAGAACAAGTAGTACATCACTTTACTCCAGAAACTGGATTTGTTACTAGTATTACTCCAAATGCTTTTGTTACTGTCAACGATCCAGCTAGATGGTTCTTGTCATCTTGGATGGCATCTCAATTCAGTATGCAAAATTTAAGAAACGACACTAGGTTGCTTTTAGCTAATAAGTCAAATAACTCTAGACTAACTATAAATGGTGACGTGTCAGTGGATAGATTAGGCGACATGCTTAAAGATCAAATGGTTGGCGGCATGCAATACACCCACGGACATTCCGCATTGCTAAAAGACATACAGGCTAATGCTTTAGCAGACTCAATGCCAGAGGGTGCTGAACAAATGAAGGCAATGATTGCAGCAAACACGGGTAGGCTAGAAGGCTCTGTAAAAAGCGCTGTCTTTGCCGGTTTGGTTATGCCTGCAATAACAGCTACAGCAACAGTTGGTGCAACTATGTTGGGAGGCCCTATAGCTGGTGCAGCTGTTGCAGCAGGACTTTCTTTGGCAACCGATGGTGCTTGGAACGCGTGGAAGTGGGTAAGGGACAATGTTCTAGACCAGCATGGTTGTTATATCCAGTACTTGTCAAAGAATGGGCAACCGATGGATGCAGGTTTGTCGAACTTCCAGGGCATGGTTGTTGGTAAATACCACTCAATAAAACTTCTTCCTGGCCTTCTTAACGTAAGAACAAAAACTAAATCTATTGAAGGCAATGCCTTCATAAGATCAGATGACTTGTTAAAGAATATGGGTTGGAAAGAAAAAGAAATAGGTGATCTTGTCAGATATATAAGTTTAGAAAATGCAATTGTTCACTCTCAATTGTTAAAGTATTCTGGATTAGGGCCAGAAAAGACAGGCCTTAATCAATACTTTAAGACTATCGTTTATGTAAAGCATGTAGTTGACGGTGACACCATAGATGTTATAGATGTATTAAGTGGATCTAACGAAACATATCGTGAATATAGAGTAAGATTTGACGGAGTTGACACTTCAGAATTGCAAAAAAATAATGTTTCAAAAGATGTTGGAATAATAGATGTCAACTCAACAGCTTCAAAAGGTTTGTTCTTTACAAAAGCAGCATTAGAGGGCAGACTAATAGTTCTTAGAGTAAGTCCAAACAATGCTACAATGATACTCACCGCAGATGATTTAGAAGCAGGTGCACTAGTTAACAATAGAGTCAACTATGCAACTTCAAGAAGAAGTGAAAAATGGGGTAACAGCGGACCTGAAAGATATATGGCGTCCGTATTTTACAAGACCGACGCAGAAAGCTATGCCGCCATTAAGAACCAGATAAGGTCAATATTCCTAGCAATACCAGGGACAACAGACGATACTCTTGCTTACGTAAAAAATAAAGCAAAAGAATTAATAAGCCCAGAATCTGTGATCTATACTAGATTTGATCAGCTATACGCAGCTACCTTAACTGTACAAAACCTTATCAGAGACTCCCTTCCTACTTATGGTACTCAAAAAACTGCAATCCACTTTGAAACAAGTGGAGAGACCGATCCACTAAACGGACTGAGCAACATAGAAATAAGAGCCTATGATGCCCTTGTTGATATGTTAGTTCTATTAAAGATTTATAATAAAGCTTCAGAATGGCCAATGGCTGAGTGGGACGAGTACTATGAGGATGGAACTCCAGTAACACTTAACTGGGAATTAATCACAAATGGATTGGGTAAGGTTTACACAGCAGGGTTAAATCTCGTGAGTGGGCCAGCAATGGTTGGCGTAGACAAAATGGTTCCAACTTTCAAAAAAGTATTAGGTGAATAATATGTCAGATACAGGAATAAATTCTTCAGACCTAGGCAGTACAGCAAGTATTGCAAACAAAATAGGTGAATCATTCTATCCAAATGGAGAGGTTGTAATAACTGGCACAACAATGTCCAGGCAGCCATACGAAGATAGAAGCTTAAGAAGCGCTGACCCAGTAAAGATAATTCAAGGCGATGGTCTTTACAGGAATCCAGCTTTTGCTATTAATGCATATGCGCAAAGCACCCAGTCAGCAATGCACGGAATAGTGGCATCAATGTCCGATTTAAATGATGATATAAAAATAGCTGATCCAAATGACCCAAGAGGAACTCCACTAACTGGGGCAGCAGCAAAGATGGAAATAGCTAAGAACTCCATGTTAGTAACAGGATATGCTCCTAGTGGTTTTTCTGAATCAATCAGAGCATTAAATAATAGCGTTATTAATAGCACTGTACAACCAACAGATTCAGACCTAGCATATGTGACCAGCGAAATGGGAGCTACTGTAGCAGAAAAAACTTCAGGTTACATTCCTTCTTCAGAGCCAGGAATGGTTTTGAATGGAGGGTCTAGAGCTATCGCTTTAGATTCTTTGTTAAGTGATCAAGAAAAAGAAGTGTATGCAACTAAGGTAGCTCAGCTAAATAATAAAGCAAACTTTAAGGGTTCAGTTAGTGCATTCACTATAGATTTTAATACAAATGAAAAAGGACAAAATCTTTCAAGTCTTGGTTTTGCAATAAATCAAGAACCAAGTTATATATCTGGTTCGATGCAAGCTCTACCTATTGATTCGAATCTTTTGGGTAGCGGAAAAAAAGTATGCCACATATCAGCAGCGCTAATAGAGATGATGCTCCAAGTGACTAATACAATGTATATACAAGGTGGAACTGGTGTTAGAACTTTAGTTGGTCCAAATTTTTCTTTACTTACTGCAGAAAACAACAGTGTAAGCGACCACGCATTTGGTAGAGGTTTTGATATTATGGCTGTTGGGAATTCAGCTATTCCAGTAACTGCATTGTCAAAGAACATAGATACATATAGACAAGGGCTACACTTGCTTTTGACTACATTAAATGGACTAACACAAGACTTACACCCAGACCTAATAGTGGTTCATGATCAATTGATGGTTGAGCTAGGAATAGCTGAAAGTGGCCTAGAAGGAGCTAACGCAGCGGTTAGAACAAAGTATCCAAACCTAGGTAAATTTGTTAACTTTGCTGTTGACTCAAGCCATAGAGACCACATACATGTTAGTTTTTCTCCACAAAGAGCTGGGTCATTTATAACTCCAGAAATAGCAACTGCAATAACTGGCGTTAGCTTTACCGCAGAAGATGCAAAAGGCGGGATAAGCATGGATAAATTTAAACAAAATTTCTTTGGCAAACCCAATGCTTCTCTAAGCACAGATGAACTCATGGCACTCTTGTCTACATCTGGTTTGTTTAGTCTTGAAGTGTCTGCAATATTTACTGCAATAGCTGAAAGAGAAGCAAGAATTAGGCCAGCTGCCATTAATACAACACGTCCTTCTGATTTTTCTGTTGGCTTGTTCCAAATAAACTTATTAGAAAAAGCACACGGCACCAAAACATTTTACCTAAAGTACAATGCATCTGGACAACCGGAAGACAGCACCGTTTTAGGTTTCAAATTGGCTTACTCAATTGACTCAGATAATAATCCAAAAACACTAGCTAGCAAAGTGATGAACCAAGCAACTCAAGCTACTGTCGATCAAAGGGTATGGATACCCTACAACCAAGCCTGGATGTTAGGTGTAACTGCAGTCGGATCGGTAAGGGTTGCCCAAGTAATTAAAAAAAATAATCCAATTGACGAATACTGCTTTCACCCATGGGGAGATTATGGAACTGAATACGTTCCAGGTTTTATATTTAAAACAAAATTCTCTACCGCATTGTCAGTTTATTTGAATAGAGGCGGAACAGATGCTAATTTAAGAAAATGGATTAGAACAAACATACCACAGAAATCAAGAGCCTATTCATACATAGAAGGATGGATGGGTGGTTCCGTGTATAAAGAAGATGGAAGCGTATTGTAGGAGGAAATATTATGGCATTAAATTATCCAAAGTTTGATAAAAGAATTACTGATAGAATAGATGAAGCTTCTTTTAAGCAATCAAAGAATAGACCAGGTACAGTAATGGCTTACAATTCAGGACATAATACTGCAACAGTTATGGTCGACGAAAAGTACTCTGACCTTATTGGTAATATGCTTTCTAACGTACCATGCCCATTTGTGTATGGTGTTCAAACGGTCGCTCCAGCCCCAGGCACACGCTGTCTCATAGGCTTTAGAGACGCAGAAGAAAAGGAACCGTATGTCTTGATGTATTTTAATGACATTCATTCCCATAAAAATATTAGAAATACCTCGATAGACACTGGCATACCAAAGTTTATGGTTTAATTATTATGATAGATCAAAATAGCGAACAATTTAAACAGTCTCCTGTTTTTAACGAAACAGCAGAAATAAAGAGAAGAAAAGAATTCTCACATAGAGAAGTCGGCTTGACCCACCCAGATAATAAAGCCTTTATTAGAATAACGGACATGGGTGAGATAGAGATATTTGGAGCTCCTGGCGTTGGTTTGGTTATCAATCCAAACACAAGAAGCATATCCATATTTGCAGACTCCATTAAGATGTACTGCAAAGATGATGATGGTCTAAGATGGAATGAAAAGTCCTTTAACCCAGCTGCAGATGTATATAATGAGCCTGCTCTTTTAAAGACTGGAGACTTTTTAAACAACCCAGCGTATTATAGGACCGGCCAGTTTTTAAATAATTTAGAAAATTATGAACAGGAAGAGGTCGTAACTCCCATTACTATAATAGGTAAGTACGGCCTAGGTTTGAATAATGAGCAGGGCTCAGAAGTAATAGAAGATCCAAATGGGTTGACTTTTGAGCAAGTTTCTTTAATAGAATCTTATTCAAAAACTCACACCGAATCCGAAGTAGCCAAATTGCAACAGTTTATTAAAATGGGATACTCCTATCAAGATGCAGTTTCTAAGGTAGAAACTAGCGACTTTAATGAGCCAAGTGATATGGAAAATTTTCCTTGGATAGATAATGATTTGGATAAATAATGAGCGATTTCTATTTTGATCTTAGTGGTGATATTAAAGTCTCACCAAATAAAGATATAGCTGTTATAGGAGATGGGTCAAGGAAAGACGTCCAACAAATATACATAAGACTTATGACAGAGCCAAATGACTTTACTGTATATCCAAGGCTTGGCTGCGATCTCTCTATGCTCTATGGAATGCCGCAAAGTAAAACTACTGGTGAACTAGGTAAAAGAATTATAAGAAATGCGCTTATGGACGAAACTGTAGGTGGTATATTTAAAGGTAGATTTATAACAATAGACGCCGTACCAACATCTGCTAATTCAATTAGATTTGATGTACATATAGAAGACAATAGTGTGGAACCGATAACTCTTTCGGTTACACAAAACATTTAATAAGGAGCAAAAATGGCGATAGTTTATAGCAAAAGTAAACCAGAGGTACTAGGCAGAATGCTTTTAGCATTAGAAAAAAATGCTGGTATTACGGCAACATATCCTGGAGCTATAGCTAGAGCTTTTGCTGAAGCAGTTGCCACAGAGGTAAGTGATTTGTATGAGACTTTAAAGTTTGCGGTTGATCAAACAGCAATGTCAACAGCCTCTGGTAGGTCGCTTGACCTGATTGGTGAACTCTACGGCGTTGGCAGAAAAGTCGTTTCTCCAGATGCAGAACAAGAAAGATCAAGTTTTAATATAGAGTTCTTTATTAGTTCGCCTTCTTCATCTGACATCATTGTCACTAAGGGAACTTCTATCTTTAATGACGTTACCGAGTTTGCCTCTAGACAGTATCAGTACCAGTTAGAGTCTGACGTAGTTATAATAGCCGGAACTACTAAAGCATTCGGAAGAATTACCCCTTCTTTTAGTAGTGAAGACTTTACCGCAGCCAGAGGTAGCTTAACAAAGCACAACTTCACCGCACCAGATGGAACAATAGTCTATTGCTCAAACCCAAAGGAAGTCTATTCTACTTCTGGCATGGAAAGTGATGAGAATTATCGTCGTAGAATTAGTCTTTCGATAAAGGAAAGATCATATGGAACAGCAGAATCCCTAAGACTCAATGCTCTTGCACTTCCAGGAGTAAGAGATGTTAGAATTAGAGAGTCTTCATATGGGCTTGGTTCTTGTGACATTATTGTTGTCCCAGAATCTCAGAGAATAGATCCTAGCTTTGTGCAAAATGTTGCAAGTAATTTATCTGGGAGAAAACCTGTGGGCATAAAGCTCAATATAAGGATTGCAGATAGGATTGGCATAAACACTGTTGCCAATATAGTTCTGCCACAGGGACTTAGTTCATCAGCCATTACTGCTATAGAAAACCAAGCTAATTTGTTTGTTAAAAGATACTTGAATTCTATGACAATAGGCAGTTCTATTTCATATTCAGATATAGAAAGTCAGATTAGGGCGTCTTCTGATTTTATCAAAAGTGTCAATGTATTAAGCGTCACCTCAAAGGGTCAGGAAATACCTAAGGGTATTTTTAGGTTAAACACCGAAAGAGAGTACATGATAGCTGGGACTGTATCGGTTTTTTCTGTTATAATGTCTTCACAAGGTTATTAGAACTGAAAGAGTGGTATTTACATGTCAGACAAGCTTTTTCTTGTCACCAAGACTCACATAGTCAAAGCTAAAAATATGAAACACGCCCGTAGCATTATCGAGGGCGATGAAGATATTCCTGGCGATTTGCTAGTCGATAATATTTTTGCAAAAGAAGTAGACGAAGAACAGGCTTCTCACTATTTTTCTACTGGTCAAAACTCATTCTATGACACAGTCGATGAGATAGATGAAGATACATACGAAACAGATACTGTAGGTTCGAGTTATGGCGTATCGGTGCCGTCAGCGACTATAGACTTTTTGAGATCAGAAAATAAGAGACTTGCCCGTTCTGCAGACAAGTACAAGAACATAAGCGATCATGCTTCTGAGACTATCTATAAAGCAGCACACGATGTCTTTTCTAAATTTGAGCTACCAACACTGATAAGAAAAGAAGCAAGAAAACCAGGCAAGGGCACTCCAGAAACTGCAGTAGTAGTTTTTGCTGACTGGCAGCTTGGCAAGGTGACGCCTGATTACAACTCAGAAGTAACCGCAAAAAGAATTGAATTGTATACAGAAAAGATGCTGGAAATTGTAGAAATACAAAGAGCAGATCACCCAATTGATAATCTGCATGTATGGATGCTAGGTGACATTGTGGAGGGGGAAGAGATATTCCCTGGACAGAGCCACTTGATTGACTCAGGTATCTACAGACAGGTTGGTGTCAATGGACCAGAAATCCTAAGTAAATTCTTTGCTACGAGTCTTGAAAACTTTAACCAGGTCAATGTTACTGCGGTTATTGGAAATCATGGATCTGTTGGTGGCAGAAATAGAAAGATGTATGATCCAGAATCTAATATGGATAGACTTCTTTACAAGATTACCAGCTTGATCTTTGCAAATAATCCAAGAATTAACTTCAACATTCCAGATGGAAGAGGCGAAAGACACTGGTATGCAGTAGATAAGATCGGTGATTATTCAAGTCTTTTAATTCATGGTGACCAAATGCCTTCGCCTAACTCTATTACCGCTTACTATAGGAAGGTAATGGGTTGGAAAGACGGTGCAATTCCAGAAGAGTTCCAAGATGTGTTTATGGGTCATTATCATCAGCAAGCAAAGATGACCTTAGGCAGTTCAACTTTAAGAATATCTGGTTCACCAGAAAGCTACAATACGTATGCCCAAGAGTATTTCCACTCGATGAGCAGACCATGTCAGCACTTGATGTTCGTACACCCAGAGCGCGGAGTTACTTCAGAATATTCAGTATGGCTTGACGAAGTTTAATAGGATTAAGGTTAGATGAAAACATACTTCCTTGCATTAAATAACTCTGATTTCAACATCAGTGGCAATACTTGGACGTCCAATGTCATCGACCTATATTCAAATAGATTCTATACCAACTTCTCAACTCTTAGATCACAACATGGCTTAAATGAGCTAGGAGATTATACTTTTGTTGGAACTGAGTTAAGGCCAGATGCCACTCCAACGCTTGATTCAACCACTAAGGTAACCAACTATGGTGAAATAGTACTTGAAGAAACTATTGGAGAATATGGATTTTTTAATCCTGATGATTTCCAGGATGGAAGGTACATCTTTGACCTGGTACAATCTTCCCCATTTTGGATTATGGGTCCAGACTATGAGTCTCAACTAGTTTATAGATTTGTTGATACCACAAGCAGAGTGGATATTATAGGCTACAAGCATGCATTTGCCAACCTTCCTGGGGCTGAGCAGCCTACTGTGCAAGTTAAGGTCTACACTGCGGATATAGAAAATGCACAAGACTCTGAATGGCTCCAAGTTGCATATGTCAACCAAAGCACATCCCTGCTCTTTATAAGAGACGTTAAAAGATATTGTAAGTTTGAAGTAATAATTTCATCGGACTCTTCGCTTGAGAATTCAAACTTCCTTTTGTTGGTGCAAACCCAAATAGATGAAATTGCTGTCCCAGTCATATCAGATCATACAAGAAGCGTTCTTGCAAGATTCCCTTCATGGACGAAGATTTACGGAGACTCCTTAGAAAGAGCAACTCCATCATTGGCATTACCGGAAACAAATGCTGGAAAAATGATCAATGCATTAATTGGTGATGACCTAGATAAAATAGATGAATTAATTTCTAGGGTGGAATTAGATTCCTACATTGGTTCAGCAACACTATCGGAAACTGCTTGGATGTATGTATGCACCAACGTTGCTCCTGGTTTTGTGAAAATCATTGGGGATAACACCGAGCTAGCTAGAGTTTCAACAATGCGAGAATTGTTGGAAACAAGAACTACAGATTATGTTTTCTATTATAATTTTTCTACATTAGAATTATATACTCTAAGAAAATTTGTGAAACTAAAAGTAGATAATACTTTAACCGACCAAATTGTTATACAGAGTTTAAATAGCTTTGATGAATTTGGTGTTAGAGTAGGTCTCCAAAGATTGTATCTTGAATCAAATTTAAATTTCTCTAAGAGAATTTTAGATGTTTACAGAAATCCTCCTGCTATCAACGCAGAGGGATTAAAGCTGACACTAAGAAGAGAATTAGATATATGGAGAGCTGTTGGTGCAACACCTGAATCCACATATCTTGGAGCAACTCCTGAAATTATAGAGATATCAGATTTAGAAACAATGTCAAAATACTTTTCTAAAGATGGAATTCCAACTAAAGAATTTTTTGATTTTGTAGAATATATTAACGTTAAATATCCAACCAACTATGGCTACATCAAGTGGGGCGAAGCTTACTGGGACTACGCTGGAAAGTTCCAAGAGGGTATATCTTCAATACCAACAATTTTGGACTCAGCAACTCCTCAATCTTACTCAAGTGATTATCAGCCTGGTATCGGTGACTTTGAAGATGCAAGACTTAAGTTGGAAAAACTAGATAGAGAAATTACTAAATCATCTTTTGGTCTTAGAGTTTCGGGAATTAAATATGAAAACACTGAACCAGCCTATGAACCAATAGATGTAAAGTACGATAGCTATATTTCTTATTACGAAGATTATGTAGAAAACAATACAGCAACAATCACCTATGATGTAAAGCTATTGTTGAATCTACATGGCGACATACCAAACGATGCCGTGTACACAGCAAGATTTAGAGATTACATAACAAATATCTATGATCAGACATCATCGCCAGAATATATTGTAAGATCAATTTTTAATCCCTCTGGATTTACCACCGGGGATTCGATTTATTACAACCAGGGTGGAACACCATATGTAAATACATTTAGCGTTTCTGCCACAGAGTCGTACACTTTTAGTGAAATACCGTTGTACTCAGTCGATGCAGCAACGGTTAGTTTTATCAGTTCTAGTGGACCAAGTGGTGCAACAGGCAGCTACGCAACAATCGGATTCTTGGATGCAACTCCAAATACATACGCAAAAAATACAAGCAAAAATGTAATCAAAACAGCAGCGCAAATAAATGACTCACCGTACGCTACAAAGTTGAAGATAAACTCAGAAATATATGACGCTAAAAAGAAGAGACTTGTAAACACACCAAAGATTAGATCAGACCGTTTTTCAAATAAGGTAAATAACTCTAATGATATAACTAAGCAGTCTGCGGTTACATTTACTCCTCAAGATATAATTAAGAACTTTATCATACCGTTTGGTGCCACACCAGTATATGTCCACATAGAAAATATCATTGAAGATAGCTACGATATTGACTTGTCAGCATCTCCATATCAGGGGTATGGTGGTATCTCAAAGAACAGAGATCAAAACAAAACGTATTTGATTCCCTCTGTGCCTAACGTATTGTTCAGTTTTATTAATCCAAACTTTGCTACTCCGGAACAGCATGAAAATTATATCGATACAATAGGATCTACTGTAAATTATTATTTTACAAATATTAAATTTCCCTTTTCAGCAACTCCAAATCAACTAAGAATATCTTCAAACGATGATGGAAACTATCCATTTAATTATTTGACTTGGGAAAATTTTACAGCTAATTATATAGGCGATATAGAATATTATATTAGCGATCACGGAGTTGTTTCGGGGAACTCAACAGTAGATTACAGCTTACTAAATAATGAGTCAAGCTATATGGTTGGAAGATATGACTTTAATAGATCAGATTTTGGTTTATCAGATTATGATTCTTCACCCAACTTGTGGATTAGGGATCTAGAAGTTATTAATGAAGATGATAACACTTTGGTATACACTGGTTGGAATAACAGCCCAATTAGTATTTATACTGAAGATGACGGCACTTCAGAGTCTTATGTATTCCAAAATGATTACATAGACCAGGCTAGATGGCAGTATCTTCTTGACAAGAATCAAGCTACTCCAGAAGGACTTTTAAATTATCTTGATCCAAATACTGGGAAATATACATTGAAGAACATACCAATTTGGGCTTTCCGTTCTGATTTTAGAAATGAAAGTATTAATCCTTCAATTAAAACTGGTTGGTATTATCAGGATGGCGAAGAAAGATACATTTACGCAAAACCAAAAACTGAAAGCATATTTCAAGAGGCAACACCTTATACGCATAAGCAGATACTTCTTCCTCAGGTCGCCAGACAAGGTGCTCCAATCATTGTTAGCGTAGATCCATATAATGATAATGCAGCTAGCCCAGCAGTTGAATATATGCAAGTAGCTTTCTCGGAAGAAGCAACCCCAAGTGCATTTTCTTACTATAACTATGAATACATTACTTCAAAATACGACGACTATTTAGCTCTAGCTTATTCTAATATTTTTGACATAACAATAAAAGATGAATACACGGGACAAACTGTAGCGTCTGGCTTGCATACGCCAACTAATATTATCGACTCAAGCATTCTTGCTTCATCCGGAATGATCAAAGCGGGACGAGAATATAGAGTATCATACAGGGTCAAGAACACCTTCAATGTTGACAACCAGTATTTCTATGAAATTGATAACTCATATAGAAGTTTGGTGACACTCTTAAGTACTCCAGATACAAGCGTATGGCTTACTGAGGTAACCTATGAATCTGCACTATTTGATACTGATGCAGAGATTGATACAGTATCATTGAATCCATTGTATACTCCAAGCAACGAGGGGTATGTATTTATTTCACATAATTCATATGATCTTGGATCCATAGAAGCCTCATTGACTCCCAAGGAAATTTTGTCAGACAATGTAGATTACATGGCTTTAAATATTTGGTCATATGATATAAATGGTAACCCAAAACCAAATATTCCAATATCAATATCAGGTTTAAACATATCAGCAATGCCATCAACACTGCTCACAAGTAGTGATGGGTACGCAAGAGCATACATATCTTATATGGGGGACAATGTTGCTACGCCAACAATAAGACAAGTCTTAGTCCAAGAAAATCATAGCACCCCGTCCCTATATTCTGCTACTGTCAACTATGTACTAAAGCCAGATCTAACAGATGTCAACAAGCTTTCTGCAGAAGTAACAAAGAAAATCATCAACGCAGATGGTCAGGAAAAGGTTTACATTTTCGGCAATGCAACACCTAACGCTTCAGTTTACTGGAGAAGAGGGCGTAACCTATACCTAGCTTTAAATACAGAATATTCCACTAACCAAACAGCACCTGAGCAAGTTGGCTACGCTGGAATGACTACAGCAGATGCTAATGGCAACTTCCAGATTGGCCCATACAGAGCACAAAACGATGCTACTCCAGGCTACTGGTTTACTGTGGTCGATAGCGAATTCTCCCCAACTCCTACAGCAGAACCTGTTACTATAGTAGGAGACATAGTTTACTGGTATGAAAGATATGATGTTAATCAGTCTAATTCAGGTGAGCCAACCCTACCTCCAGATAATGGTTCTGAAACTGGGTATGCCCACTATTTGTCTAACCCGGCTTTTAAAATGAATGCAGATACTGAAGAAGTTTATTATGAAAATACTTTTGAAAATAGTTGGAATTTGCCAATCTGGTATCCAATTAGTAGATATGATCAGTACCAGATGGGCCTGTTCGGCTCAACTCCATATATTATTGACACATATCAAACATTAAGACCTGATTATGAAGAGGAATAAAAATGAAGAAATTTGAAAACTTTACTAATCCAGGTAATGATGAAGAGTTTGCAGTTAAAAGAGGAAAGAATCTTCCTTCTGACGCAGTAAATTTGCGGATACTATAACACAGAAGAGGTCACCCCAGAGTCTTTCCTTTCTGTAGCCGATCTTTCCGGATTTCAAAAAGAAAATTCAAGAGATGTTTCAGCTATCGAAAATGATTTTGCAATGTACGCTGATGAATTTGGTGTTCTTAGGTATATAAAAACTAATGCAGAAAGACACCAAACAAAACATTCTCCTATAGTAAAAAACTCAGAAGTTTCTGTGACCAACTATGTCATTAATCAGGAGCCAGGAAATGTAAATAACAACTACACATCGAAAATAGACGAATTCGAAAGCGCTAGATTCGGACATAGCTACTATGTTTCTAGATTTTTTACAATTCTACCCAATACTGCTTCTGGCTACAGTGGAGTAGGGACATCATTGAGAGTTGACAATCCAGATCAATACAATATTAAAGTTGTAGATTCATCCGGAAACAAATATGTTAATTCAATGAATGAAAATAATTATGAAGTTTTTATTGAAAAATATCAAGACGATATAAATACAACATCTTATAACTATTATAGAATTATTATCGTATTAGATGAGCCAGATCCAATTGGTTTATATATGATATACGATAAGTATGAAAAAAATAAAGACGGGATCCCATTTAATCAGTTCTTAAATTATAAGGAATATATTAATGCAATTCCATCATATACCTATACTGTTGAAGAGTCAGAGGTAATAGACCAAAGTTCTTTCAATAAAAGAATATATTCAACTCAATTGTTTTCTCATAAAGAAAATAAGCTTCTTAAAAACAAAACAGAAGATGAAGGTTGGAAAGTCGTAACTCCAAAAAAGGCAATTCAAGATCCTAGAACGTTCCAAAACTTTAACTGGAGATTGCTAGCAAAGATAAATTATGATTTTAGCAAGATAAAAGATATTTATGAAGATTCAGAAAGGGCAAGACTTAATGCAGCAGTATTATATTCAGGTTCTTTAAACAGTATACAAAATCCATACGTCTTTGCTAACCTTGAAGAGTCAGTAATAAACCAGCAAAATTTTATATTTGTCAATCCACTATCATCTACAACTGATAAAACAAAAAAATCTTACTGGGCCTTGAATATAGATACATTTGCAAGCGATTACTTTTCAAATCCAGACGCTTATAACTACGATTTTTTAGTCTGGACGCCAAATGCTACGATAACCGAAAATCAAAAAAGAGCAATTGATACATTCCTTTCAAAAGGAGTTTCAGTATTTATCGACTGTTCAAACTTAGGCACTTACACTACACAAGGAGGCTTATCTGCATCTGGCTTAATTAATTTTGACTTCAACTTAACATCAGTATCAAAGAACACTGGCCTAATAAAGATAGTTGATGAATATATTACTGGAGAAGAAACTTTAAATGGTTGGGATCTTGATCCTTATCATGAGTCTTCAGTAGCAAGAAAGTTTGGCATATTTGGACCTAGATGGGATGTGTTTAATAACAATGCTATCAGACCAATCACGGTCTTTGGTAACACGCCAGAAAGTCAAGACGGATCAGCTAAGTCGATAGCTTACATACAAGATGGAAACACCAACTATACGGCTATACTAAAAGACAAATATAATGTCAATTCTGAATTCTCAGCTTTTGCTGTGTTTTGCCTAAACCCATTCTTAACCTATATCAATGATAACTACGGTGGAAGCGGCCTAGGCATCTCCGCTCCGAACAGAGGAGATTCCAATGCGTATCCAGTTGGCAAAGTGGGTAGCCAAATAGGGCTATTGAGCGAAGCAGTTATTGGACCAAATAGAATGTTCTACAACATTTTATGCGAGTCAAATAAAAATAAAGTTAATAGCAAAAAGCAGTTTTCTAGAGATTCAACTATAGTTTGGAACGTCTCACCTTGGAGGAATTCTTGGACGATCAATGGAAAAAGAGATAGTTCTGGAAAAATAAATGTTTTATTTGATGATGAAAAAGCAACATTTAAATTCTCAGAAAAAATTCAAGAGGTATCAGATAGCACAAGCACGCAAGTGCTTACCAATTATTTTTGCAGAGAATTAAATTCTTCGATAGGTTCGCTATTAGTTTCTGACTTCGAGCTCACGTCCATGCCGATAGAAGCTCAAACTTTAATCAATGCTGATTACAGCAACGTAGAGTTTTATATTGAGTGTACAAATGACAACGTAGGTTTTCTGAACTTTAATAAAATCGACAATACCAATTACATTTTTAGTGATGTTAAAACTTCTTATAGCATACATCAGCTTAGTCCAAGTGCTAAAACAAAATTAGCACAAGCCCCACTAACAGTTGATGCATACTCAAAAGTTTTTTCAAGAGAATTTGATTTAGGCTCAATCCATTATCCATATGTGGTTTTGGAGTATTCGGATTATCAAGCGCAAATTAATTCTATTGTAAAAATTCCATCAGAGTATTTGCCAGGCAGTCAATTCGTAAAAGACTATGACTTTGCTTTTAAAACTCAAGTGTTTGTAACAGAGGTTATAACCAACAGATATAGCTTTGACGTTAAGTGGAAGACTCAATTCTCGACTGACCTAAACGTTAACGTAACTGGTGGAATCAAAGTTATTACTGAAAAAGGAACAGCTGCTGTTGCAGAAGGCAAAGGCTTTGCAATAGATGTACAAAAGTCTGACCCAGAAAGAAGAGTAATAGGGAACAAAAATTCTCCATTTGGAGTTTTAGGCTATGCTTATCCAACAAACGTTTTTTCTGAAACAGATATTACCTCAGTAAAACCTAAAGCTAGAACATCAGTCCAAAACAGTTTTCACTATACTGCTGACATACCCTTAACTCAATATGGTGATGAATATATGGCTGGCAAGAGTGGGCCATTGACAGGTGGCACTATTTCTACCACTACTACTGCCACAGTTGTTGACACTACGCCAACTGCAACGAACGCAGTTACAGGTTCAAAATCACTAACTAGAATAGCCGACTACGCAACTTGGAGTCAAACAGGAAGCAATTCTTATGGTAGCGGTTCACAAACAAGAGGATTTCAGTTAGATGTAAGACCACCAGCATCTGAGTATGAATCTATAAAACAAATGATTAGAACTGGTTTTGGTGCCTTCTATACTACTTTAGTAGCTAATTGGAGTAAGCTATATTGGTTTGCACCTGTGGTGGCATCATCTACAGACAAGGGCGGTGTTGTAAGTTTAGAAGAAAAATTCAATCTTTTTGAAAACCAATATTTAAATGAAAAAAATAGTCTTCCATATACTACTAATGCCAAGAAGTCCACAGATCAAACATTAGCATTGCGCGCTATATATGCTTCGGACAGCGCTATTGTAACAGTTCACGGCAAAGCAGTAAATATTGCTACGACATTCAATCTTCCAGCTGGCACAACTGGTAAGCAATTTTACACAAAGGTAATAGAAAGATTTACTAATCAGTGGGCTATCTTTAACCCAGTATTTACTATAACGGAAAATGTTCCCAACTATGTTCCACAGTCTGCAGCTGCAGCTGCACCACCCCAAAAAGAAGTAACTCAGGAAGTGGTGACCCAAACTGGTGGCTCTAACACATACATGAAATATATACAATACACCTTACAACAGATGGGGTACAGTATAAAGCTTACTGGAACATTTGATGCCGCTACTAAAGCTGCTGTTACACAATTCCAGCATGATAAAAAATTAAATCCAAACAGAAACTACGGAGTTGTTGACTCTGAAACTAAATCAGTATTCGCAACGTACTGGCTCAATCTAGCAAAGAATAATACTGCAAAATTTGACCAACAAAGAAAAGATGCGTTCAAATATCAGATAGTCAGATTCATAGATGCAGCTATTCAATATTCGGACATATCTAATATATGCAATCCATCAACTTCAAGTGACTATAGAAGAATCAGTTATACCGGAATACCAGGGCCAACGGCCATAGAAGACTCCATATACATAGAAGTCCCACAGGTCCCAGATGCCAAGACGGGTCAACCGATGGCTTGGCAAGAATTAAATAGCATAAAGATACAGGCAGGATCATGGCCAGTTATTATCAAAGATATTTCGCTTTATACTACAGACCTGGTATCATCCACATTTACAGCTCCTGGACCAGCAGCTGGAGACATGTTTTTCCAGCTTGGTTCAGGCGAACTGCTAGGCTCTAACCAATCAAAAGAAATCTCTTTAAATGGCAAAAGAGGAATTAGGTATGTAAGAGTGCATGTTGTTGGCCAAAAAATAAACTTACCAGGAACAACTTTTGCAGAAGGTTTTTCTATAGCTGATGTTAAATTTAGTGTTACTACACCAACACTAGGCAAAGGCGCGACAGAAGATACTTCTGGATTGTTTGGTGTCAACGCAGATGCCGTTGGAAGAGGCATAATGCTTGGGACAACTACAGTTAACTCTGGAGATTTTGGCGTATTTAAATTAGGCACGATTGCTGATGCAATTGGGTACCCAAATTCAACCATAGATCTTGTGCAATTAACAAATATAGACATAGATGTAGTTGCCATGGACGAAGATGGAAATCCTAAATTAGATCTTGATGGCAATTTGGTTACAAATAATTATAACTTTACTCCAGATAACGAAACTCTATACTCATCTGGGGATTGGAATTCTCTCGATGAGATAGACTTTAGTGTAGACGAATTAAATTTTGCAGTTGAATCAATAAGTGGCTCTACTGTTATGGGCGGGGTGTCTCCATTTATATATGGTGTAAATAAAAAATCAGCAACTGCATCAACAGCTCTTTCAGCACTAGAAATTTCTCAACAATTTGAAGTACTAAACAACAGAGCTCCTATTTATCAAATTACTACTACTAATGGAGTTGAAATAATTTCAAAAGAATACTCACTAGAGTATGACGTAAATAACTTCTATCTAGCAGACGCTGATGTAAATTCAGTTTTACAAAAGCAAAATATCAAAAAGTCCGTGAACGCAAAAGACGGAGCAGTAATACTACTCAATCAGGACAATACTGCCTCTGGGTTTCCCGACTATAGCACATTCGATCAACCAAACTTAGATGTTTCCTTTGGAACTACAATATTAAAATGGAACCTAAAAGACTCCAATGGTATCGCAATGCCGGCACCAGAGGGCTTACAGTGGGGCTTTTACAATATAAGAACTAAAGAATTCTTAGGTAAGAAAATTGATTACCAGTACTTGGCTTCTAATAAGAGGGATGTTTTCATTGGAGTTCTTGCGTTCGACGCTGACGGGGATGCAAAGTCAACTGATAATATACTTGGTATAGACAACAGAGTTGGGACTCTTGCGGAGTTCCAATTCCCAGCAAAATCAATTTGCCCGCTTTATTCAGTTAGGGTGAGCGACAGAGCAAAGATCGCCGTATCTAACCCTCCAGCTTACCTATCCAAATTTGACACGTGGTTTGTCAACGTAAGCAGGGGAAGATTCTACAAGCAAATAGAAATTCCAGTTAATTATAACTTTATAGATTGGGTAAAAAACTACAAAGGCGTAACACTCAGATGTTTCTATGACACAACTAGAATACCGATTCCTTCGTCTGGGTTATTTGGCTCTGGTTATTATGATATTTTTGAAGAAAACCCTATAGTTATTTCTCAAAATGAAATTCAACTCAGACATGGTTCGGTACATGTTGCTCAAGAACAGTTGGATAAGCTAAATTCATCTGGACAATATACAGATGCTAGTCCAATCCAGCCATGGATTGAAATTCTTATTCAAGATTCAAATCTTAATTGGAATAAAATTTCTTTAAACCAGATAAGAAACTTTAATAAGCACAATGGAACCATTTCTTTTGCCAATGAAATAGTTCCGTCTAATGAAAGTAAGATTAAAGTATCTTATACAGTAAAAAATCCAAATATCATGATGTATCATGTTGATGGTCTGGAAATACCCCTAAACCCATATAGTCTTATAGCAGGTAACACCTATAATTACTCTGGCCAAGAGGTAACTATCCAACCAATTATTAACCCAAGTGGAGCACCAATATACTTTTATATACTACCCTTAGAGGTAGAGGAGCTTGTGGGCGGGGAATATATAACGGTTTCTGATTATTCACTGCATGGTTCTCCAGTCCGATTTACCACCAACTATTCGATGTTCTCAACATCTTCATTAAATTACGATCCATTTGCTATACATATAGGAACCGCCATAGTTAATGACAAGTACAATATGGATAACGTAAATCTATTAGATCTCAGAGTAAAGGGTGGTGGAATTTCCGCCAACTCTAACATGCAAAGTGTAATAGAAGATAATTCTAATGTACTATCATTTAGTGACATACACTCAGGGAAGGGCCATCTGTATGCTAACGGTGGCTATGTTATAGTTAAAATTCCTAAAGAAGTTAAAGATAACTTTACTTCTAAAGACCAAGTATATGCTATAGTTAGAGCTAACCTAACTGCTGGTGTCGCATTTGATATTCAGGATATGGATGGAAATGATTGGAGAACAATTTAAATGTTGCCTAAACTAAGCAATTATGTCTCCTCTTTTAGTAGGCAAACGCGCAGAACTGTAAATGAAGTCCTTGCTGAATCCAGTCTTGAGAAAGCTGAAATAGGAAAGCTAGTAGCTAAAATAACATCCTTTAGCTCCGCAGCGGATTACATACCGTCCTATGTGTCAATGCTTTCTCCTATGCAAAGAGAGCCATTGGTAGATCTATTTAGGGATATGGACTTAAGAATTCAAACAGATTTTGATATATCAAATTCACTTGGATTATTGCGCTCTTCAATGTCTTCTATATTCTCTGGAGAAATAGAGAAACTAGAAAAAGATGTGGCATATTTAGAATCTTTCATTAGGAACTGGACATTCCTTTCCGGAGAAGACGATTTATATAATTCTTCTTTTATAGAAAATTTTGATAATGATCAACACTCCCACATCTACGACAAATCAAGCTATAAAATACCAGACAGAAATGGAAATCAATTCAGAGTTAGCGAATATGCTACAGTAGATTCAGTAACTGATTCATTAAAATTTTCTAATTCATATGAAAGATCTTTGGTCAACATAGAAAAAGAAGATATTAAAGAAATAAAGTACTATACAAATTTCTCTACAGAGTACATAACAAGTGACACTGGAATTAATAATTTATTAAATAATTCATCTTCAAACACCTGGAACTTAACAGTTAAATCACCTTTAATAATTAAAGAATCTATTTTTGAAAGAGAAGAATTTGCAAGATATCAAAATGGAATTAATTTAACAGCTTCAGCACAGGTTGCTATAGAGATTACCTTTAACAAGCAAATCAAAGCATCGCGCATTAGGCTTACGCCCAATGTTTCTGCTGGACTTTTTGTTACTCAAATTGTTATCGAATCAGGTTCTAGTCAATCTGAAATAGAAACAACACAATATCTTGGTAAAACTACAGTTCTTTCAGATCCCATATACATTAACAAAGGTGTCGACATAGAGCTGCCATCAGCTGGTTATATAAAGTCCATGATAATATTCCTTTCGCAAAAGGAATATATTAGAACAAAAATAGCACCTATTCAATCTGAATCAAATTTTAAACTAATAAATAAAATAGCTTCAGCTATAAGAATAGAAAGAAAAAGTAACCATGACAAATTACAAGACATGGTAATTAAATACTTTATTAAAGATAACGCCAGAGATTATATTATTAGAAATAAAAAATTATATAATTATGATTATACAAATTATTATCCAAATGATCTTTCAAAGAAAAGTGTTGGCGTATTAAAAGAGTTAAAAACAAATAATTATTATTCTGATATAGAATCATTTAATAAATTCAGAAATACATCTTTATTATCTAATATAGTTTTTTCTATTATTTCTCATTCTATTGGATCAAAAATAAGAGCGTTAACTAGCAGCACATACATAGAATCAAACTTAAGACAATCTACCAAGAGTGTTTCTTCCTATAGATCTGGTGGCATGGTGCCACTTAATGACTCTAACAATATAGAAAATAATCTTCAATTTTTAGAAGAAAAACCAAGTGCGTTTAATCAAGAAGATGCTGTAAAACTTTTGGGTAATATTGAAGAGCTAGGCTTGTACGAGTATATGTTTTCGCTTAAGAGCATTAGCATTTTTGCTGTAAATGAAAATGAAGTTTCAACTCAAATTGTTACAGTCGGGAATAGATCTGTTTTTATGAGTAAGAAAATTCCAACTGGAGGACTGCCACTTAGAGTGAAACTCTTGGCTGAGTATTTTAATGAGCTTTCAAGGAAGGGGAGCGGCCCAGCATCTGATTCTACTTCAGTTGAATTCAGCGTATCCGTTAAGGATAATCCTGTCCTAGAAGAAGACTGGATGCCCATAATCCCATTTAATGATACTTCAATAAGAAGCGAATTGCTGATACCGGACAGTTCTGGTGTCGCTGCATTAAGATTTTTACCGAACCAAGAATCAGTTATTCTATATGAAAACCAAGTAAGAAGAGATTATTCCACCTATACAATTAACGGCAAACAAATAACGATACTTGATTATCGTTCTAATAGAACATATTTTGTTTCTTATACTCCATCAAATATTGATTTACACAAAGAAATACAACTCTTCTCAAGATCGATGTCCAACCCAGTGCTGATCACTTCAAGTAGCAATGGTTTCAACGGTGAAAGATTTGAGTCTACAGAGGTAAATAATTCAGTAGTTATTTCGCACAGTCCTTATGTAGATAGGACAAAATTTATTAATGCCACTTATTCGGAAATAAATGGGACCATTACTACTAGTAGAAGTTCTTCTGGCAACTTTGATTACTCATCATATTCTCCATTAAAAATTCTTTTCGAAGATGGAACTAGTGCAATAAATTTAACAAATTATTTACTAGACGATTACAGACCAGAAAGTTTCTATAACACTTCAGCAATCTTATATATGCACGACGGCAAAACGGTAATTTTTAACCAAAAAATAACTAAACCCTTTAGAGTTCTGTATCAGTATGTTGCTGATATTTTTAGGTATAGAATTATAATGAGAAATCTTATTCTAAATTTTGAAAACTATTCTATTGATAGACTATTGTTTAAATTTTCGATGGACAAAGACAACGTAATTGTAAATAATTTTACAAAGTACGATAACAAATATAAAAATATTATAATGTAAGGTTTATTATGGCACAACTATCAACAGACACTCTAGTTTATTCTCAAATAATAGCCAAGGTACAAAAATTTATCAATGACTATATGCAAGAAAAAAACATATCTCCAAAAGATTTTGATAAAGCATATCAAGAATTATTATTTGATATACATAACAGAATAGGAGGATCTTCAACAGACCTCCATCTCCTGAATAAGGGGGACGCCCCGACATCTTCTGTATTTAATCAAATGATTTCTGCAATAAGCAAAGATTTAAATATGGTAACAAATCAACTTGATTCAGTATCTGCAAATTATATAAATACTTTTAATATATTCTCTAATCAAATAGAGGCTGAAAAAAATTTCATATCAAGAATAAAATCTAAAATAAATGTATTAGAGATGTACTCAGGAAGTTCTTCTGTTGACATAACTTACCTTGGAGATTCTTTTACTGACCTATCATACGTTGACTCTAGGGCTATTAGAACGGGACTAGTTCCAGATATAACTGACGGTTATGCGACTCTGGCAAAAAGTTATTCTAAAAAATGGAACAGTAGTCCAGCTACAATTAACCAAAACTACAACGATTCTGTAAATAAAGATGTATCTTTTGTGTCGTACTCCAATGGGTTAAAGGGTAACCACTTCTTATATCACAGAGATGCAGATACAAATGCATTCTTATATGAAAAAGATTCAGCTTTATTGAGATCAACTGAATCTGCTATTGTGGATGGCAGCCCAGCTACCTATTTTGAATACGAAGCAATAAATGTTTTAGCTGAAGGCTTATCCTCAAGTGGCAAATCCAAACCTTCATATGAATTTGAGTACTTTGATGGAATAAAGTACATCAACTGGGCTAAATTTGATGTGACTAAACCACTTAGGTTAACATTGCAGTTTACATCACAGTCTAAAACTGGCGACTACATTAATCATATATCTATAGTTCCATTTTTTGGTTATGATATTGAAGGCACAAATGCTTTGATTAAAAATATTAAAGTTACTTCTATTAAATTATATGATGAAACTAAAAATATTACATATGAGCTAATCAATAATGGGCCAGTTTATATAGCTTCTGATGTTTCAACTAAGAATATAGATAATTATAAACAGTTTTTTTATAACAAAGGTGTTTTTAGGTTTGATGAAAGAAAAGTAAACAAAATTTATATCACTTTTGAACAGTCTCAGTTTAATGATACAACTATAAAACACGCTTATTGGACTCCATACGAAATAGGAAAAGATACTAAGTGGAATAATCAAGTCAGATTTGAGCCAGAGGCCATCCTTTCAAGCAAAAACCAAACAATAGCCTGGGATAAGAATGCTCTAATCCCAAATATAAATAAGCCAGAAGAATTTAAATCAAGCTCACCTGGCCTTAAGCAGGTAGCAGTTAATTACGCAACCCAAGTAGCTGGCCAAACAAAGTATCAACTGAAGATCACTTCCGGAAGTAATACGTATTACTGGAGTAAACGAGATCCAGAAACAGGTGCTGACTTGTTTACCATAAAACAATTCGCACCTGTATTCCCTACGAAAGAGGGACTCGACGCAACGTTGTCTAGGATAACACAAAGCGTTATACCAGCCGCATGTGTGCTAGTGGATGGTGCTCAGGTCAACCCAATGCCTAACCTTAAAATTAAAATGAAAACCATATCTGCAGTCACAGGAACTGCAACAATAACAACTTTAGCAAATCATAATTTAAACATTGGTAATAAAGTTTATATCAAAGATAGATGGGGTAGCATTGATATATACGGTATCTTTACAGTGTCGGCTACACCAAGCTCTGTACAATTCTCTGTGACAACAAGTCTTTCTGGTACAATAGCTTCCACAGACATAGAGCAAAATTTTGGCTCTTGTTACAAGGTCATAGACAATCCAACAACTAGTAATATGGCCATAGAAACATATTCGGATATGGTAAATAAAACTGAAAAGATTGTTTTAAATCTAAAGAGAAATTTTGAATACTTGAAAGCCCAAAGAGCAAGCATAGGCATTAGGGATATATCTTTTGGAAAAGAAACTTTTCAAGATACAGCTGAGATTATTTCAAAGCCATTCTTCATTCAAGGCCAGTTAGACATGATGAGCCTTGAAGCTGCAGATGAAACTCCACAATCAGATTCTGGAAAATCACATATCAAATATTACGTAAGTGTTGACGGTGGTTTAAAGTGGATACAAATTTCTCCAGTTGAAAGAAATTTTTCAGGAATTCCAGAAATACTAGCGTTTAACCAGAACTTAAACAATGACAACACACTACCACAAATAGCATACTTCAATGAGCCCGAAGTGCCGAACCCAATCAACACCGTAATAGTAAAAATAATAATGCAAAAGGACAGATCCTTAAACAATACACCTATAGTTTACTACTATAAACTTGGAATTAGGACTAGATAATATGACTATAGAAAATATACAAAAGCAAAGATTTTTAGATACAATATATAAGATATATTACTCTTTAGGATCTGAACCCAGCGCAAATGAAATATCTTCGATATATGGCAGGTATTTCTCTAGGTTTAGACCAGGTCTCCCAATACCCGTTCCTTATCAAGACTTGAATTCTTCAGCTATTATTGATCATGAAAAAATAAACAGAATATTAGCCCATACCGCTTACAATGTGGATGTTTTATATGATTCTTTTTATGAGGAAATAGAGCAACTGTATGCAGTTACTTCAGCTTTTAAGTTCAGAATGGATAATCTAAAAGCAAAAAGAGCTGAATTAGAAAAAACTGTTGACGATTATCTATTTGCAATCAATAATACAAATGGCTATTACTTTAGCCATACAAACGCATTCAACAATACCAACCTAACAGACCTAAACAACACAACAGCTGTTGTTGATACGACTGCAAGAAAGTTAACTTTGCCAAAAATAACTTCAGGATTGTTTAACTATGTTGGCAACATACTGAACAAGACAAGTAATGCAAGTATGGAGTTATACGTTGACGGGAAATTGATTAAGAGTGAATCAAGTATTGATTTTACTAATGTATTTAATGGCTTAAACAACTACGATTGGGAATACTCTTATGAGTCACCAACAATCGGTGTATGCACTTTGAAGATAATTATTCCTATCACAGTAAGTGGATCAACAGCTTCAGGGATATCTTTAGTAGAGGGTAAGATTAATTCACAAAAGCCATTAGAAGTTTCTGCACTAATAGTTAATTCAACTGACAGAAGCAAGTCTTTATTCTTCTCCAAAGATAGTTCTGGTGACTATGATAACTTTTCATTTAGCTTTGGGACAACCTCTGCATCAGCAGTAGAACTATATTTAACCAAAGTTGAGCCAGACTACACTAATAATTTTAATGATACAGTAAAGTATATGTATAATTTTACAATAGACGAATTAATAATTACAGCCCCATACTACGATGCCTCGGCAATGTTTGTTAGCCAAAGAATAACAATGCCTACGCTGCAGAATCCTAACTTAGCTATTGATGAAGTATCTTTTGATACAGTGCAACAGGTGCCGGCCGGATCCGCCATAAATTATTATATTGCAGCAGACGACGGAACTACAAATTCTGTAAGTGATTTTAGTTGGATAGCTATATCTCCAGCATCCTTAAAAAATGCTAGCAATAATAGTGTGGTTAAATTTGGTGGGGTTTCAAGAAAAGAAGCGACGATTGTAAACCAAACTGGGACTTCTTTAGAATCATCTATGACCGAAATGGTTAAAATACCAAGAACAACAACCTATCAAAACCCTATACTAAACTATTTCTACGCAAACGATCCTGCAAATATAGGTTTTAATTTGTATAGATTAGCAAAATTCCAAAGAAACATTAAACCATACGAAGTATACATGTTAGAAAATGTAGATAGAGATCAAATTTCAGCATCCATAGTCAGTGGTACTTCATTGGATAGAACTGCATGGCAACAAGTTTTGTCTGGAGCTAGAAAAGATATTATTCCAACAAAAGTTTCATACAGTGTAAACAACAGTGAAGTATTTTATCAGGCACAAAATGTTGCCTACGGCAGCATATATCTAACCACAAATATATTTCTAGATGAATCATTAGTTTTAACTAAAAACTTTGTCAAGTCATTGTCTGCCCAATATTGGGATATAAATATTTATCTAAATGGCGTTGAGCTGACTGGTAGTGGTTCACTTTCCCCAGGCGTGTTGACTTCGTCACTTACCTGGAACCTTAAGGCTGGACAAAACTCTATTGTTATGATTATAAATAAATCAACTAATGATACCTCTGGAGTAGAAACAACCTTTAATGGATCGATCTCCCTAATGGAAGGGATGTCCCTTGCTGACATACCAAATAGTGAAATATATAAAAACTATTTATCATATGTTAAGATTGAAGATTTAAGAAATAGATATTCTAATATAGACAATGTATTTTCAATAATAAATTGGGAAAATAATACTGAAATAGTCTATAGAAGAACAGAAGAAATAAAGACTGGAAGTAAGGTATACTATTTATTAAATGATTCCACTAAGCCAAATGGGGTCAGAGTTAGAGCAGACTTGCTCAGAGGCAACGATTCGTATACGGCACCTTCGTTAATATCATATACTTTAAAGTTTAAGAACTAGGATTATCATGGCTATATCGTATTCAGAAAGTAACAAAAGAACAAATACTTTTGAACCCCTGGTTTCTAGGGTCAGACTTCCCTATAAAGGTCCTGTGAGGTCAAGTATATTTAATCTTTTCAATGACCAACTCTTAATGGATATACATAGACTAAACGATAAAACTTCTGAGTTAGAGGCTTTAATAACTACTTTATCAGACATGTCTAGGAATGATCTCAATCAGGCAACTCCTGATTACTATTTAAATGAAGATTTGTTGATGACGATTTACAGCCAGGAGATTTCTTACAATTCAGTATCTCAAGAATACGAAGTGTCAATGGCTACCCCTTACTACAATGATTCTTTGTCATTTGACAAAGCTCAAAAGAATGCTTCAACAATAAGTTTTTTAAATAGAAAATTAGACTTAATTGAAGAAGCTTTGAGAAAAGAACAATAGGAGATTTAAATGTCAGAGTTTATTTATACAGAAAAAAAACCAGTTCAATATCATGGGCCGCTATCAAGCACGGATTTTAATGAGCGCTCAGAACAAAACTATGCTGACTTGGTTTATCTGTACAATAAGTATGGAGTCTTAGACAAAAAGATAACCGAAGTAATAGAAAGAGTTATCAAGGAAAACATATACCTTTCTTCTGCCCTATCTGATTTGAAAGATAGAATTAGAGTTATGGAAAGTATTAATACTAACCAAATTTCAATTCATTCAAAGTCTCAGATAAATTTATCAGCTTTTGCCAATACTAGCTATGCAATCCCAGCTTCTTTGGCGCTTGAATTTAATGATTATTACAATACTATAACTCTTCCAAAGGTATCAAGTTCTTCACACTCAAAAATAAAGTTTGTTAACTCGTCCAAGGGACAGGTAATACCAGACTTTCTTGAGACCAGAATAGATGCCAACCTAGTAGGTGGAGATGGTAACGGAGCTTTGATAGACACCACCCCAGTACAGTATGCATTTCTCAACCAGGCAGATAAGGTTTGGAGAAGAAATGTTATCTTGTCTGAGCCCAACCCATTTGGTGTTAGCATGTACCTGTATATAAAGATACCTACTGGCACCATAGGCAATTCGTTAGCTAACTATGTCTCATTGGCTCCGTACCCGAGCAATGGAGTAGACGTCGTAAGAGTGGAATACACAACAGCTGTTTCCCCGACTCTTACTGACAAGGACACATACCAAAGTTTTAACCCAGGCTACTACAATAACGAATATGATGCAGTGGGCAAGGTTGCGCCTGGTGGCTGGTCAACAGTTGGTTCTGATACAGTAGTTAATTCTGGTCCACTACAGTTCATCACGGCAGACAAAAGCATAACGGCAGTTAGAATACTCTTGAGACAGAGAAACTATATAAAGGAAAATAACTCCTACATATACACATATGGTCTTTCAGACGTTGACATTAGGTACGAAAAGTATTTGCCAACTGGCAAGACATTTATACGTTTCGATGCCCCAGTAGGTAATACCATCAGAGACATTTTAAATATCTCCCCTAAGATATACAACGTGTCACCAACAATGCTTTCAAGCATATTTGGGTATAGGATATTCTACCCAGTTTTGTCTGGTTCCCAGCCAACATACAGCCTGGTCAACCCACAGACCTCTGATCATGTCTATGTTGAGGTGACCTTGAATATGCTGGACGACATGATCGCCCCAGTGCTTTCTGACCTTATAATTGAGGCAGATTATAATCTATAAGATTATGGTGAAAATCCATAATTGTTTTTACTATATGAGATATAAGTTTAATTCAAGGAGATTATTAAATGGCTACTTTTTACGTTGGACCTAGACCAGTACTTAGGGGTCAAAGCACCGCTAATATGGTTAATCCATATTACACGATGACTGGTAAGGCAAAGGGCACAGGCACCTATTCTTACTACCCACTATATAGCACCAGCCAACTCTTAACAGGAGCTCCGGACAACGATCATACCCCGGGAACTGGACGTCACCCAGGCAACGTACTGTTGTCCCAACTGTTCACTGGATCAACTCTTTACGCAGGAACTACTCCTTTGGGTGGAACATTCCCAGATGGTAAGGCAACCTATGATGGTGCAAGATACAGACCATTTGAGTACAGAGGTCTCAGTACCGCAAAAGCACTTGATGGCGGTCACGCAGTTGACAGAGCCAACGACTATGCCTTGTACAGCAACTACTTCTTCGACGGTGTCACCTCTGCAAATGCATTTGCAAGTGGATATGGACACGGCCCAAGAACAGAAGCTCAGGGTGCAGCAGCATCTTTTGGCTTGTTCAGACCAGATGAATACAAGGGTGTAACAAGCACAGTTGTATTCACCGCAAATTATGGCCAAGCTAACGTAACAAGCGCTTACGGTAGAAACAAGAACCAAGAATGGAAGGGTGTTGCTTCGGCAAAAGCACTCTAAGTTAGACATCTAGATAGTTATCCTGCTATAATGAGCAGGATGAAAATATTGAACTCCCGCCCTTATCCAGGGCGGGATTTTAATTATAACAGCAAGTTTATAACTTTTAACAGAATCAAAGAGGATTAGATATGTCTATACAGGCGTTGGAACAATTTGTCACTACTGATGTTTTGACAAAAGACCTCGCAGCAAAGTATCTAACCTTATATCTTGGTGAAGCTGATTGGAAAGAAAAGATAGATCAACTGTTTGTTGTTCAAAAGAAGAAGTTAGGCGAAGACAAAGCAAAGGATTTTGTAAAGAAGTCAATAGCCTGCGCTTGTTTATCACCAGTCATTAACAAATCAGCGATACCAGATGAGAAACATGTGCTATTGTTTTGGGTCAGTGGTTGGCCACAATTCAATGAACGTGATTGGTTCGGTCTTTTTAGAGACGTGTTAAAGGCAGACATACAGATAGAAAAAAACAGATCCCTTATTCTACAAGAAGGTGTATTTGACCACATAGACATTCCTCCACTTACTAGACAGGCGTACAATTGGTTGTATGAAAAGTTGGATAAAGAATCATTTTCCAGTCAAGATAAAAAAGAAGAAGCTGTGACAAAAATGAAGAACCTAATTAAGATATATGGTGGTGCAGTGATCTGTAATGTCTTTACTAATTATGCACTGAACACAGAAAAAGTTTTGAATTGGAGAAGTGGATACTTTATAGAAAGAGAAATACATAAAGTATATTCTACTGAGCAGATTATAAAAATAAAAAAAGCAGAGATACATAAAACAAACTTAAATTATATAAAGAGCATTAAATAGGAGAAAAAATGTCAGAAGAAATTGAAAACGGAAACCCAGACCTCGTACCATTAGCCAATAAGATATCATCGATGTTCTCATTCAAATTGACGGATGATTTTATTTCTAGTTACAAAGATAAGTTTGCCCCATTTGGCTACAGAGATGCTGGAGGCAACTCAGTAGGAGAAATAACATTTCTTAGAACTTACTCCAGACTTAAAGAAGATGGGACTAAGGAAACTTGGTCTGATGTTTGTGAACGCGTTATCAATGGCATGTACTCTCTGCAAAAAGATCACTGCAAGAAGAATAGACTTCCATGGAATGACGCTAAGGCACAGGCTTCAGCTAAGGAAGCTTTTGACAGATTGTTTAATTTGAAGTGGACACCACCAGGCCGTGGATTATGGGCTATGGGTACGAATATTGTCAACGTACAAAAGAACTCTGCAGCTCTTCAAAATTGTGCATTTGTTTCCACTGGTGAAATGAACAAGTTTAACCCAGCAAAACCATTCGCCTTCTTAATGGAAGCATCGATGCTTGGAGTTGGCGTAGGATTTGACGACAAGGGCGCAGATAAAGACTTTGCAATCTACGAGCCAAAAATTGTTGATGGTAGTGCACCTTTGGTTATTGCCGACACCAGAGAGGGTTGGGTTGAGTCGATGGCTTTGTTGCTGAACTCATATCTAAAGCCAGATCAAGAATCAATTAGATTTGACTACTCCTCGATAAGACCAGCTGGCACACCAATTAAAACATTTGGAGGTGTAGCTGCAGGCCATGAGCCACTAGAGAAGCTCCACAAGCACATTGTAAAGATGTTTAGCGGTCGTAAGGGAGAGAAGCTTACCCGTGTCGATATTGCGGACATAGGCAATGTCATAGGCGTCTGTGTGGTCTCTGGCAACGTCCGTAGATCAGCTGAGCTACTCATTGGCCGTTTAGATGATGACAACTTCCTCAATCTCAAGAATGCTGCAGCATTTCCTGAAAGAAACTCTTATGACAAAGACAATCCAGGTTGGGCTTGGATGTCCAACAACTCAATAGAAACATCTGTTGGCGTAGATCTATCCAACATCGTTGAAGGCATTTCCCTTAATGGTGAGCCAGGTGTTTTATGGATGGATATGTCACGCAAGTATGGAAGATTGGCTGATCCACCAAACAATAAAGACCACAGAGTAGCAGGGTATAACCCATGCGCAGAGCAATCCCTAGAGTCATACGAGTGCTGTACGCTTGTAGAGACCTATCTTAATAGACATGAGACCCTAGAGGATTATAAGCGCACCTTAAAGTTTGCTTATCTCTATGCAAAGACAGTAACCCTGTTGCCAACGCACTGGGAAGAAACCAATGCTATCATGCAACGCAATCGTCGCATTGGGGCTTCTATGTCAGGAGTTGCAAACTTCGCAGACACAGTGGGTGTTCCAGCTCTTCGTGAATGGATGGATCAAGGCTACAAAACGGTTCAACGTTATGATAATGTTTATTCTGAGTGGCTTGGAATTCGTGAATCAATTAAGATGACAACGATCAAACCATCTGGAACCGTATCTATTCTTGCTGGCGAATCACCAGGCGTTCACTGGACTCCAGGTGGCAAGTACTTCAACAGAACTATTAGATTCTCTAACGATGATCCGATGCTTCCGTTGTTTAGAATGGCTAACTATAGAGTAGAACCAGCTTCGGAATCACCGAATACAACTTCTGTAGTTTACTTTCCAATTAAATCACAAGCTGCAAGAGCAGAGCGCGATGTTACAATCTTTGAAAAGATGTCGTTAGCTGCAACTGCACAAAGATATTGGTCAGACAACTCTGTATCTGTGACTATATCATTTGATAAAGACACAGAAGCACAGCACGTTGGCACTGTTCTACATATGTATGATGGTCAGTTAAAGACTGTGTCATTCCTCCCAAGTGGTAACGACACATATCCGCAGATGCCATACACTCAAATTACAGAAGAGGAATACACAGCAGCTACGCTGGCCTTGTTCCCAATAGATCTTTCGGGAGTCTATGCTGGTATGGCAGCTGATGCCATAGGTGAGAGTTATTGTACAACTGACGCATGTGAAATAAAATTCATTAAGGACAATACTAAATAATATTTCTGGTGCTATAATAGAAGTATGGAAACAGAAGATTTAGTTTCGGTATTAGATAACGGATACGTAAGACTCATTGACTCAATGGGCTCAGACTTATCCGTTGTCAATGCCGCAAGAGCATCATTTGCAAAAGAATCAAAAGAGTGGTCCTTAAAAGATGGGAAGCTATTAGAGTTTCTTGTAAGAGAAAACCACATGTCTCCCTTCAGACATGCGTTTGTAACTCTTGAGTTTAAAGCGCCATTGATGGTAGCAAGACAGCATTGGAAATATGTTGTCGGCTCTGATCATACTATGGACTCGTGGAATGAATCATCTAGAAGATACATTACGATGGATCCAGAGTTCTATGTGCCAGAACCAGACGAATGGCGTCTTGCTGCAGAGGATAAGAAACAGGGTTCCTCAGGCTTTGCTGGCCCCTGGATTGGCTCCACGCTAACAACAGAGCTTAAGCAATTGGTTGATAAATGCGAATCGATTTATAACATGGCTCTTGAAAATGGCATAGCTCCCGAACAAGCTCGTCTATTTCTCCCTGCATACGGCATGTACGTTGTATACAGATGGTCTTGTAGCTTGCAATCACTAGCTCTTTTCCTTAGTCAAAGATTATCAGAAGATTCTCAGCTAGAGATACAACAGTACGCAAATGCTGTGTATACTCTAGTGAAACCAAAATATCCAGCATCTTTTTATTCACTCTTAGGACTCTAATGGCCGCAGGTAAGTTAAATTATATTGTCGTATATCCAAACATCAGTCAGGTTTACGGCTGTGCATCTAAAAAGATTGCTTTAGAATCAGCCCCACCAGAAGGTTGTTCTTTGGAAGATAAGAAGATATTATTCATAACATACGAACCAGATAACGATTCTCTTTCTGTGTACCAAGTACCAAAGGAAGAAGTTATGAGCGCTGAGATAAAAGAAAAGAAAGCAAATGACTAAAAAGATTCACGAAAAGAAAAAGGTCAACGTAAAACTTGAGTCTGGACAAACGTTCTTAGTTGCTTCGATAGAAGAAATGTTACAAATAGCAAATGCCTTAGTACACTTATCATCGTCAACAAAAGATGAAAAAGAAAAACTAAAATTAATTATGTTAAGTGAAGAAGCAATAAAAGCTATAAATGAAAATCAATTTATTAGTAGAAACATCGGTGAAGATGATGAGTGGTAAAACGATAGCTATATTTGCGGGGTTTTTTGTGATCGGAGTTGCGCTTGGCAAGGCAAAACAAAACGCATTCAGTAATAATGCTAGCAAGAGTAAACTTACTACAGAGCAATGCCTTAATAGATTAAGTGAGTTCTGCATTGACGATCCAGATTCTGCTAAAAAAGACTTTTTTGAGTTCATGGAAATGGGCTTTACGCCAGAAGAATCTTTTGAGATTGTTTCAGCCAAGGAAGTCACACTGTGATAGATCTTTGCGTAGTCAATTACAACACTAGACCGTTACTACAAAGACTAGTAGACGAACTGCATAAAGACTTAGATTCATCCAATAAGAATTGGAAGCTCTATATTGCAGACAATGATTCTTCTGACGACACCATACAATGGATCAGAGAGAACGATTCAAACTATAGTATAGATAGAATATTTCTTAATAAGAACATAGGCTACTCAGCGGCATGCAATCAACTGGCAGCTCATGGCACCGGCGATATCATTGCACTTTTAAACTCAGACGTATGGTTTACTAACGAGGATATCAACGCCGTACAAAAAATATTTGATGACAATACTGACATTCACATTTTAGGCCCTAAGCAAAGAGATGAGTATGGTCTAATCAGACATGCTGGAATCGTTGGTTCGAATACACAACCAAAGCACAGAGGTTGGAATCAGGCAGATCAAAAAGACGAACTATACAAAGACCGAGTACCGTGCGTAACAATATCTGGCTCCGCTTACTTCATTAGAAGATCAGTTTGGGATGCTCTAACAAATGATGAAGAGTATAGAAAGATGTACCCTGAGGCAATAGGAGCTTTCCTGCCAACGCCTCACTACTATGAGGAGACTTGGTGCTCCTACTTTGCACGTCATCGTGGCTACAATGTAGTGTATGATGGTAGCGTGTCAATCGGTCACAGCTGGCACGCATCATCACCAAAACCAGGTGAAGGCTACAGTCACGCTGATGCCCAATTTAAAACAAGTCAATCAATATTTCGCAAAGCCTGCGATACTATAGGAATAGAAAGAGATTAAAATGTCAGATCAATTTAATGTTTACCTTTATAATGCAGAAGTAGTTAAGGTAGTAGACGGAGATACATTTAAGATCAATATAGATCTTGGTTTTGAAGTTCACATTGGCCCAAAGAGTGTGAGACTCTATGGTGTAAATACACCAGAAAGCCGCACTAAAAATCTTGAAGAAAAGAAGATGGGTCTTGCTGCAAAAGAGTTCACTGATCAATGGATCAAGAAAGCTAATAACAAAGTAAAGATCGAAACTATTTTAGACAAGAATGAGAAGTACGGTAGAATTCTAGCTAGAGTATGGAACGAAGCTGGCGAATGCCTCAATACAGAAATTGTTAAGGCTGGATTAGCTAGAGAGTACTTTGGCGTAGGCGATAAAACATTTGAGGAATTTAAGCCGGACAAAAGCATAACCTTACCCCCTTCCCCATTTGGTCGACCAGCATAAGTGATACGATATATACCATGCAAACATTCCTGCCATATCCTGATTTTAAAGAATCAGTTCGGGTATTAGATTACCGCAGACTTGGAAAGCAACGAGTAGAAACTTTCCAAGTCTTGAACATTTTACTTGACCGTACTCCATCAAAGGGTTGGCGTAATCATCCAGTCACCTTAATGTGGACCGGCTATGAATCAGCTCTACAGCTCTATCAGAATTACACCATTCAAGAGTGGATTAGCAGAGGTTATAAAAACACCATGCTGTTAGAGGAGATAGATATAGATTCAGTAGTTATGCCATCATGGTTTGGCTTAGAAGAATTTCATCGTTCACATAGGTCTAATCTATTGCGTAAAGATTATGAATATTATTCCCAATATTTTGACGAAGATCCTAATCTTCCATACTATTGGCCAGCTAAAGAGGTAGCTAATGCAAACTAGAGTGTTTTTATCAGGCGCTATAGAAGATGTTCAATCTGACTTTAAGTATAGTTGGAGAGACGAAGCTACTGCGCTTCTAGATCATAGAGGTTTTAAGGCAGTCAATCCAATGGACTATGCTCTTGAGGAGGAAGACTCTGAACCAAAAGAAATAGTAGATAAAAATCTCTTCTTGCAAAAAAGCTGTGACATTATTTTAGTAGAATATAGATTACTTTATAGAGCATACATAGGTACAGACTTCGAAATGACCTGGGCACACTTCAACAATCAACCAATAATTGTTTGGGCGCACCAAGATTTGCAGCATAGAAAATATCTTAAATTTCTTGCTACAAAACTTGCAGACACACTAGAAGAAGCTGTAGAATATATATCCAATACATATCCATCCAATAAATAAAAGGAAATAAAATGCCAGAGAACAAATTCAATTACTTTGCTGTTGTTACAACAACATTGGTAAAGGCTAAGAACAAAGAAGAAGCACAGAAGGTTGCCTCGAATCGTCGTGGTGTAACTGGTGAGCGTTTGTTCCAATCAACTGATATTGAGCGTATTTCTTCAGTAGAAGCACGCAAGCAAATCGAAAAGTTGGGCGAGTAATTTATTAATCTGTGGGGCTGGACTAACCTTCAGCCCCACATTATTTTTGGAGTTTTATGATAATAGCTCAGATGGTTGGAAGAAATGAATCTTCCAAGTACTTAAAAGAAGTGCTAGAAAGACTTAAGCAGCAGGTAGACAAGATAGTCTTCACTGACGACTGCTCAGAAGATGACACAGCAGAAATAGCTGCATTGTATGCACACGTATATGTGAATGAAGAACCACTTTTTACGGTTAACGAAGGGGCCTTAAGAGCAAAAGCTTGGTCCAATTTGGAACAACACGCTCAAGAAGGTGACTGGATTATAGCCATTGACTGTGACGAGATGCTTTATGATGCAAAGGATATAAATACTGTATCCGTTAAACATGTTCTTGATCAGTCCCCATATGACGTAGTAAACGTTCGCTTCTACCACATGTGGAATGATACTCAATACAGAGTAGATAAGCTTTGGGCACCAAATAATAGTTCTAGAATTTTTAGATTTAAGAATGGTGGAAAATTCTTAGACAGAAAATTAGCTTGTGGTTCAGAACCTACTTATGTCGTAGAAGATATAAGAAGAAGAAATTACTGGGTTCATTCAGGTCTTGTTATGCAACATCTAGGCTATACTAGAGATATAGATAAAGAGTTAAAGCATACAAGATATATGAATTTAGATAAAGGCGAGTTCCACAACATTAAACATATCGAGTCAATAGTAGATCCTAATCCAACTCTTATAACTTGGGGAAATTTCGGAATATGAAATCACATAACGCAGTAGAAACAATTAAAAAAGTGTCCTTAATGTTGGAAAGAAAAGAGAAGTTTGCTTTTGTAACATATACAAGATCAGCAATCTTTACTTTGACTGGAGAACTAAAAGGAGAAAAGAAGCCACCAAAGAACTTTGTCAAGCTTCTTTCTGACGGCATGCAAAAGAAGGATCCTAATTTCATCAAGGCCGTACAAAAAGATCTAATGCTTTCAAGCATGGATAAGCTAGCAAGCCTTAATATAAAAGGTGTTGAATTTTACGATCCAGCTTTCTTGGAGCTTTACATCAATAATAACTATGATGTATTCAAGACTTTTACTTCTTGGTACTTCAAGAATACAAAAGCTATTGTTGTATCTTTTCAGAATCAAAATTATATAGGAAAGTATTTTTCTCCTGATTCTTTGTTTATTCAAGTTCCCTATAATGACTTCTACTCTAGAATAGAATCTATTACAGAAGAGATAAAGTCACATAAGGGTGAATACGACCTGTGCATCTTTGATTGCCCAATGTTAAGCGCTGCTTTAGCAGTACAAGTTTGGGACAATACAGACATGTCAATTATTGACCTGGGTAGAACCCTAACTGTAGCTAGAGCATTGGCAAAAAATAATGACAGAGCGAGACAATAAGGCTTACGCCAATTTAAATGCAAAGATAATTAATCTGCTGTTTGAGACTGACAAGTCTATAGCAAAAGTTGCAGAAGAATTGTTTATAACAAGTGAACAACTTAACAAGGCTATAACTAGACTTGGTTTAGGTTGGGTAAAAGACCATAGACGCAAGATGTCTAAGGGTCAGACTGTGTTAACAAGCATAATGCAAAAGCTTTTGCCTAACGAAACAATAGTTAATGAATATCACTTGGGTGAAAGACTTAAACTGGATGTGTACTGTCCTAAATATAAGTTGGGTGCAGAGTTCCACGGCATCCAGCACTTTCAATACACAGAAAGATTCTTTGATACAAGAGATGATTTTTTAGAAGCTCAAAAAAGAGATCTAAGAAAAATACAACTCTGTGAAGAACAAGGTATTGCACTTGTAGTTTTTAGGTACGACGATAAGCTTACTGAAGAGTCAGTTTATGATAGAATACTTACCGCGATCAAGACTACTGGCACAGAGCCAACGGTTAAGAAGCGAAAGAGCATTAAAGATAACCCGACTTATCAGATAGCCAAGAAGAACAATTCTGAAAAGAAAAAAGCCATATACAAAGAGCTAAAAGAAAAGCGTAAAAATGACAGAAAACCAAACTGAAGATAAACAAGAGTATCCAATTGAATACCAAGTTTTTGCTCTGTCATTCAAGAACCCAGGTTCGATAGCATACTTTGATGCACAGTTGCCAGACGAAGTTGTAGGTGCAATACATGGGCAGTCTGGGATACATGAGTTCTATAAGGCAATGCTGTCTTATTTTCATGCAACCAAGCGTGAGGTTGTAGAACCAATTGCATTTAAGTCTTGGTTAGAATCTGAAACAGATATCCATGCAGCTCTTGGTGGATCTTCTGGTGTAGATACAATGATCAATGCTATTCTGAATCTAGAAACATCAGATCATGAATCTATTTCTCAGCTGCTAAAGCATAAGGCTAATAAAAGAAAGCAGCTGGACATACTCCAAGAGTTGCAAATCTTGCTTGTCCAAAAGGGTGAGAAGAATAATAAAGATGTAGCAAGAATCTCTGAGATAACTGCAGAGATAAAGAACTTAGAAAATGATTTAAATTTTAACCCACTTGACAGTGTTGCTACCGCTAATGATATCTCAAAAAGAGCTGCTTCCCTGTTAGAAATCCCAAGCTTTTTGCCGACACAATACAAGTCCCTCAATAGAGCTATGGGCTATACCGACGATGGTGGCTTCTTTAGAGGAGCAGTGCATGCCATAATCGCTCCATCGGGCAAGGGTAAAAGCACATTTGCAAAGTGCCTAATTAATCATTGGGCAGACACAGGATACAAAGTCTTGTACGTTAACTTTGAGGAAGCTGTTCCGCACTGGGAGCGTGTACTCATGACCCAGATCATTGAGAAAAACGTCTACGCTGAAGCAGCTAATTGGAGCGACAAAGAGAAGGCACAAAACTTAGCTAAGTTTAAAGCAAAGCTAGATGAATGGGGAGATAGATTCATGGTAAAGCATGACCCAGACACCCCATACTTTGAGGACTTAGAAAAGTGGTTTAGAAGTATAATGGGTCATTCAGAACTTGTCCCGGACGTTATTGTTATTGACACAATACAATCGATGTTTACCAAAGGCGGAAAGGGTAAGCCACGTTGGGGTGAGTTCGAAGAAATGATGGTTAGATTAGAAAAACTTGCAAGAGACATGGATTGTGTTTTAATAATTACAGCTCAAGAAAACTCGAACAGAATGAAAGAAAGAAGAGAAGTAGTACAGCAGTCTGATACTGGAGGATCACTTTCGATCCAGCAGAAGTGTGCTGTAACTATCTTCATCACTGAAAAGAAATTAATCAGTGGAGATGATTCTGAAGATGAAAACATAATGCAGTTGCAAATTCCTAAGAACAGAATTACTGGCTCAACATACACATACAATTCTCCATTGGTCAAGTACGTAGATCAGCATAAGAAGTATGTGGAGTATGAACCAATAACAAGTGAGTCCTATTCAAAGATAGTCAACGCTGATGATATTAAAGAACTAATCGAGAGCATAAACATACTCTAAGGAAAATATGATACAAATAGAAACACAACAGTTAAAAGATTTCCAAACATGTGAAAGACTATATGATTTTAGGCACCTTGAGAAATTGCCAGAAACAATAGGTGAAAGAAAATTAAATTCACTTAAGTTTGAAACTACAATTAAAGCAATTGTTAATCATTTCTTTTATCAAAAACAAAATGGACGCACACCGTCCTATGCCTCACTGTTACACAAGTGGGAAAAGCTTTGGTTTCCTAAGGACACTACGCCCTACGACATTGTCCACGAACAGCATGAAAGCCTGTATGGCAACATGGCAAGCTTGACTAGCAAAGCTGCAGCAGTTCTGTTAGAGATGGTAGAAAACTTTAGTGATCCAGATATCATTCCTATGGGTATAGGTCTTGAATACACAGCTCCAGTAACGCCAAACATTGGTGTCAATGACATGTTTGATCTTGTATATAAGAAAAACGGTAAGGTCTATGTTGTTAAATGGGTATTCAATCACAAGCTAAAGTTTGAGAATAGTTACGTAATTGACTTTGCCCTCATGCATGTTGGTTATTTTAATAAGTTTGGCGATAGAATAAAAGACACCAAATTTGGCTACTTTGATTTAATGAATCAAAAGTCTGGGTTCAACGAAGTTGTTGTGCAGAAAGCTGATATAGAAGCTCTAAAGTACTGGTGTGATTCACTGCATGATGAAAAGATTTTCCCATCTAGAAGAGGGCTTACAGCATACTGCAAGGTGTGTCCTTATGATAAGCCTTGTTCAAAGTGGGTTCTATGGGCAAAAAAGGAGAAAGACAATGGCTAAGAAAGATATTCTAGATGAGATACTTGCAGAAAAACCTGTGCTCTCACAGATTAAAGAAGAAGATGTAATTCTAGAACCTTTACTTGAGGAGATAGGATTGATAGAGGACGAAAACATAAGCTCATTTGTTAGATCAATCTTAGTAAGATCGACTGATTTTTGGCTAATGCCGTCGAGCTTTTCTGGTAAGTACCATCCAAAAGACGAGCATGGAGAAGGGGGCAATGTGCTCCATACCAAGAGAGTGATGCGCGTTGCCCAAATACTTGCAGAGTCATATGGTTTAACTGACGAAGAAAAAGACATGGTGTTTGCTGCCGTGCTACTCCATGATATCAAAAAGGGGAATAGGTATGGAGATGACACAAAATTTACTTATGACCCAATGCATCCATATACCGTTGGACAGTTTGTTAAAAAGTGTCAAGACGAAGATAGGAAGTTTGCTTCAGAGTCTCAATCATCTACCTTGTATCTAGCTGAAGATATCGTACAATCTATACTTAGATTAGTTCGCTGTCACTTGGGACCATGGTCACCAGTTCCTGAGACTAGTCCGGTCACATACCTGGATATGATCGTTCATATCGCAGACAATGTTGCGTCTAAGGTAGACTATGTTGTTGATGGTAAAGATATAAAAGAAGATAGATGGAATGTTTAACGCCGACACAGATAATATTCTCTTAAAAAGATTTACAATTGCTAAAAAACTAGAGTATTATATTGAGGAATCTATATATTATAGAACTCACTCGGACTCAATCAATATTAATTCAAGAAAGGTTTTGTGGCGTATTCAAGACGCCGAGGGAAAAACTCAGATTAAATGAAAATTAATAAAGATAATAAATTCCTATCTAACTGGAGCCTATACGAGGTGGCTAGATATGTTCCATCTCTAGAAAGAGTTATACGAGATAAGGACAAAATTATTTCCCTTGAGGAAGTTCCAGACTATGCCGAAAAGAATAACAATATAGGCATATACACTTCAGTATTTGCCTACGACACCGCAGAGTTTACAAAAGCTAGTAGGTTGGGTCCACTCTATTTTGATATTGACAACAAAGATTTTGGTATCGCTCAGCAAGATTGTATTAAGTTATACGAACATTTATTGAAGTATGTTCCAGCTGAATCAATACTTGTTTACTTTACTGGTAAAAAAGGTTTTCATATAGAGTGTGAACCAATCGCCCTTGGCATAAGCCCAGGCAACAACCTGCCAAAGATATTTAGATATATAGCTACAGATATGGTCAAGAAGCTGTCATTGACAAGCTTAGACTTTAGCGTGTATGATCTTAGAAGAATGTGGAGATTACCTGGGTCTATTCATCAGGATACAAAGCTTTACAAGACACTTTTAAATCCGTTTAATGGTGAAAAGAATTACGCCTACGAAGAGTTTGACGTTATTAAAGAGTATGCATCACAAAAAAGATCACTAGATGTAGCTGAGCAGATTTTTAGTTACAAAGCAAATGAATGGTACAGAGAAAATATCTATAACCTAGAAGAAGATTCTAAGAAGAAAGATAACCCTTTAGACTACTTTAACAAGTATGGTTCAAAAGCTTTCAAAACATTAGCACCGTCAGCAAAGGTATTCGATAAAGAAGCATTGATACACAACTGCAGCGCCATTAAACGATTGCATGAGCAAGCAGAAGAAAGCCATTACCTTGAACATGAAGCTAGATTATTCCTCTGTTCTATCTTGACCTACACGGAAGATTCAATCAAATATCTCCATGAGATTTTAAGTTGTTGTCATGATTACAATTTTGAAAAGTCTTCTGCTCATATCAATGATTGGATTAAGAGAAGACAGATGGGCATTGGTGGAAGACCATACACATGCGAACGAGCTAACTCTGTGGGTGTAGGTTGTGGTGAATGTAATTTGGAAAAGAAAAACAAATGGGCTCAGATTGGGAACAAGTATGTTGAGACTACAGAAAAGTCTTCGCCATCACCAATAAGATACGCATATAAGACGACCAAAAAGGAAGATTAAGTATGAACATAAGAAATCCAGATGACGTAATCGGAGTGTGCTCCGAATGTAAATCAGATCAACCAATGAGATATATGGAGAACAGCCCATTTGCCCAAGAGGGCAAAGCAGTTACCTGTAAATACTGCGGAGGTGTAGTTATAATAACGTACAGAGAAACCAGAGACGACTCCCTTAACGGTTCAGACAGAGAAAGAGGAATCTAATTGAAGAATTGGACTAACCTCCACAATCATACAACCTACTCCATGCTAGACGGGCACGGGAAGGTAGAACAGTACTTTGCGAAAGCAAAGGACCTAGGAATGGTTGGACTAGCCACCACTGATCATGGCAATATACACTCATGGTTAGACTTCTACGACGCTGGAGTGGCAACAGGGGTTAAGCCAATACTTGGTTCTGAATTTTATCAGGCTAGAAAAACTAGATTTGATAGAGACGAAGAAGAAAGATCAGGCCCTGCAAAAAATGAATGGGAACAACGTGGCCCGTACCACATAACTATTCTGGCTAAGAACAACGAAGGTTATCATAATATTATCAAGATATCTTCTAAGTCATACCTAGAGGGATACTATGTCAAGCCAAGAATTGATCACGAATTAATTGCAGCACACTCTTCTGGCTTAATAGTTTTGTCCGGATGTCTCAATGGTGAAGTGGCTCAAGCCCTCTTGAGAGGTGACACCAAGTTTGCCCTAGAGTCAGCCGCAAAGATGCAAGACATTGTTGGGAAAGAAAATTACTTTATTGAAATTCAAAACCATGGTCTTCCTGAACAAATCAAAATAACTCAAGGCTTAATTGACATTGCACAAAAGATAGGTGCAAAGATAGTGCCAACAGGTGACTGCCACTATGTGCATAAGGAAGATGCTAGAGCACATGACATAATGTTGTGCGTGTCCACTAACTCTAATATAAACACAGAAAATAGATTCTCTTTTAGCGGAGATAATTTCTATCTAAAATCTTATGATGAGATGGCAACAGTATTCCCTGAAGATTGGTTGAAGAATACTTTAGAAATATCTTCAATGGTTGATGTCAATTTAAAGTTTGGCGATCTTCACTTCCCACATTTCCCATTGCCAGAGGGAACCAACACGGATGATCATCTAGATCTATTGGCTTGGGATGGACTTAAGAAAAAGTACGGAGACCCGTTGCCAGAAGAAGTACTCCATAGAGCTCAGCATGAACTCAGAGTAGTCAAGGAAATGGGATACCCAGAATACTTCTTGGTTGTTTCTGATCTAGTTCAATGGGCTAAGTCTAACAACATTAGAGTTGGGTGGGGTAGAGGCTCTGCTGCAGGCAGCATCTTGTCATATGCATTGGGCATTACTAATCTTGACCCACTTAAATTTGGGTTGATGTTTGAAAGATTTCTAGTAGAGGGTAGAAAGTCAATGCCTGACATCGATCTGGACTTCGACGACAGACATAGAGACAAGGTAATCAACTATGCTAGAGAGAAATATGGTGACGATAAAGTAGCCCATATTTGTACGTTTAACAAAACTGGAGCCAGACAGTCCATACGTGATGCAGCACGCGCTTTGGCCTACGATTTTATAGGTGGTGACAAGATAGCCAAACTGGTCCCTGCGCCTGTCCTGGGCGTTGCTAAGAGCCTCTCAGAGTGCATGGAGACACCTGAGTTCAGACAGATGTATGACTCAGATGATGACTCTAAACTAATTGTAGATACAGCCTTTGGGTTAGAAGGTCTCATAAGACAGACGGGTATGCACGCTGCAGGGGTTGTTATATCCAGAGAGCCGCTGACAGACTATCTCCCAATCATGAAGAAGGGTGTTGACAACCCTGTCATAACCCAGTGGGACATGGGCAGAGTAGAACAGTGCGGCCTATTAAAGATTGACTTCCTTGGCCTTAGAAACCTTGGCGTGATTGACGAGTGCATTAAGTTAGTCAATAAAAATAGAGGCATATTGATAGACGTAGACAAGATACCCCTGGACGATTATAAGACGTATCAGGAACTTTGCAAAGGTAATGCAATAGGTGTTTTCCAACTTGAGTCAACTGGGATGCGTGAACTAATGGTGCAGTTGCAACCACAAGATGTTCAAGACATCATGGCTCTAATTTCATTGTATCGTCCAGGCCCAATGGGATCTGGCATGGATAAGTTATATATTTCTAGAAAGCATTCAAAGTCATCAATTCAATATGATCATCCTAATTTAGAAAAAGTGTTAGGCCCATCACTAGGAATCATGCTTTACCAGGAAGATGTTTTGGGAGTCGCTAGAGAACTAGCAGGGTTCAGTACAGCAGAAGCTGATGACTTAAGAAAAGTAATTGGTAAAAAATTGATGGACAAGATCGCATTGTTCAGAGGAGAGTTTGTCAAAGGCTGCATGGAGAAGTCAGATATATCTGAGGACAAAGCAAATAAAATATATTCTGATATCGAATACTTCGGTGGGTACGGGTTTAACAGAGCACACGCAGCAAGCTATGCGATGATTTCATACATAACTGCGTACCTTAAGGCAAACTATACAGCGGAATACATGGCTGCACTCCTGTCTTCTGTTACTGGAAACAAGGATAAGCTGGCCTTGTATCTTTCTGACTGTAGAAAGCTTGGGATAAAAGTTTTAAGCCCTTCTATTAATAAGTCAGTAGAAGAGTTCACCGTAATCGATGAAGCAACAATCATCTTTGGACTCTCTGCAATCAACGGAATTGGCTATGCAGTATCGGAGGCAATACTTTCTTCAAGAGATCAAGACAACCCTTACACTTCGATGCATGACTTCTTAAGACGAACTGGTCCAGCGGTACTAAAGAAATCAACCATTGAACACCTAGCTAATGCTGGTGCTCTTGACGAATTAATTAGCGAAGTATATGACCAGGACTTCGGAAGACAAACCGAGCTTACTATTTTAGAAAAAGAAAAAGAAGAGCTAGGGATATATGTTTCCAAGAATCCAGTTGATGGTGTTTGGGATCTTCTTTCTAAGAATATAGATTATGAAATCATAGAAGTAGCAGATTTACAAGCCGGATCTAGAGTTAACTTGGGTGGAATCATTTCCTCGTCAAAGAAAATGATAACTAAAAAAGGCGCTAAGATGTATAAGTTTAATTTACAAGACATATCTTCTGACATTGAAGTTATAGTCTTTCCTAGAGAAGCAAAGAAGTTTGATGATGACTACTTCCAAAACGGTGACGTAGTTATGCTTACAGGAGCTGTGAACAAAGACGGAGATGAAGAGAACCTAATCAGTAAGATACTTTTAAACAGTTGTGAAAAATTAGATCTTTCAAACTTCTCTGGAGGAACACCTATATATCTAAAAGTAGATTCAGATATAAGTGCAGAGACTTTAAAAAAGATGTATGCTATAATTAATGCAACAGATGGAGGCTCATATGTGTTTTTATCTTACAAAGAAAACGGAAAAACTTTAAGCTTTAAATTTAAAAAGAAAACTTCTATATCAGTTAAAGATAAATTGAACTCATTATTATCGGAGAAAGTATGACAACTGGAAACTTCTATAAGAATCCTTCGACTAAAGACTGTTGGGTGTATTGCTCTTCTTGTAGCAGATGCCAGGACAAGGGAAGATATACCAAGTGCAACAAGTGCAGTGGAAGATATGACCCTAACGGATGCATAGATACGGACAACGGTGATTTTTGTGATTGCAAGAATGGAATTCTCCGCTGGAAGACAAAGAGTGGGAAGGTCTTGATGTCTAGGTTCAAGGCAAATCCATTTAAGGGAAACGTTAGATACGAAAAGAAGTCAGAAGATGAAAGAGACTGGGATTCGTACCTAAAGGATATGAGAAACAAGATGGGTGATCCAAACTGGAACCCAGTTAGCATTTACGAGGATTAATATGTTAGGAAAAGAAAACGGTAGAATGTTATTAAACAATGTCAAACTGATTGAATACGATCAGGGTGGAGATACTCAGAGCTTCTTTTTGCAGCTGGGAGTGGTTGGTTTTTATGCTACAGAAGAAGAGTTACATGATGTATATGGTTTATTGAATTACTATTTCAATATAGATTCGGTAAACAATACAGTTATTTCAGTAGATTAGGAGAGTTATGTCTTGGCCATATTTAGAAGATGATTTCATGGAGATAGGCGATAGTGGTTGGAGATCATTTGGTGAAAGTATGTACAAAAATATACATACTGGAGAAATTATAAACGAAGATGGTGTAGAGTGTGACGAACAAGGAAAGCCGATATCTGAAGATGTCGATGGAGAATGATGAAATTACAACTAATAGAAGATATAGATCCACTACAGAAACTAACTTTAACAGATTTTAGTTATTCAAGAATAGACACATATGAGATGTGCCCATCAAAGTATTTTTTTTCTTACATAAAGAAAGAACCAAGACAGTTCAACGCTCCGGCAATTCTTCGGAAATATAATCCACTCGGTATTAGAAGATAACGTTTCAGACGTTACTCCAATAGAACATAGTTCTTTAATTGAGAAATACGAAGAGCATAATAAGTCTTTCAACCCCAACAACCAGATCCCTCAAGTTCTGCTCGACGCTGGTGCAACTATATTAGATGACTTCTTTGACCTGTACGGTGGAACTACTTTTAATGTTCATAAAAAGGAGCTTGGATTTAGTTTTGTTTTAGGAAACTATTCTATAAATGGGTTCATAGACAGGGTAGATATCAATGGTGATACTGTAGAAATCGTCGACTACAAGACTGGTAAACGTGAGGTTGCAGCTAAAGACATACACAAGAACTTGCAACTTGGTATATATGCATTGGCAGCATCAATGTTATTTCCGGGCAGTAAGATCAAGGCTTCTCTTCACTATCTAAGAACTGGAAGAATCAAATCTCACGAATACACAGAAGAAGATTTGGAACTTGCTAAGAGTTCTCTTATCGATAGAATCAATACAATAATGAATGACGTTAATTTTTCTCCAACAAAGAACGAAAGAGTCTGTTCTTTCTGCGACCACGCTCAGAGTGGAGCATGTGCTACTGGTGCTGTCAGACTGAGAAAGTTTAATAGGGCATAGTAAAAAGCCCCCTGGTTTCCCAGGGGGCTGATATCAATTAATGTATCTATTAGAACTGGATAACTGGGTTTTCGTCAGCTGAAAGAACCAAGTCAAAGTCAGACTCAAGAACAAACTTGACTGCTTCGTCCTGGCTTACACCAAAAGCGGTGAGTTCATTTACTGCAGAATCATTGATATTCTGGCTCATGCTGTTGAAAATTGTAGTTGTAATGGTCATTTTCTTTACTTTCTCCTGTTTTGCTTGTTTTTTTGTTAAATATAAAGTATAATATTTATTAGCGTTACCTTACAGCCGTAAAGGATATCAGATGAAGAACGTCGGTGCAAGCCCAGAGGATTATTTTTTTTCAAGGTCTCCTAAAAAAACACTGCCTAAATTTGGCAAGAAGAAAAAAGTAATTCCTACTGCTGCTGGTGATAAGAACACGAAGGGTAATGCGTACAGGCATACGAAGTCAGGTTTCAGAGAAGATCTAAACCTAAATATGAGATCTAATTGGGAAGCAAACATTGCAAGGATCTTCAGGGCTTATTCAATTGAATTTGAATTTGAACCAAAGGTTTTTTCATTTCCAATAAAAAGGGGAACTAAGGGATATATACCAGATTTTTACTTAACGGAAACCGAAGAGTGGTTTGAAGTAAAAGGATATCTGGATGACAAAAGCAAGATTAAAATCAAAAGGTTTAAAAAATATTATCCAGAAGAATTTAATAAACTTACCTTTGTCATAAGTAAATACTCATCGGACGCAATAAAGTTTGCGGAAGAGTTGGGTATACCTCACGTAATTTTTTATGAAGACATACGAAGTGCTTACATGGACAAGCTTTCGATATGGGAAGGAAAGTAATGGCAAGTTTTAAAGAGCAATATTACAAGCTCGAAGAAGAAGAGATGCAGGCACTGATCGCAAAAGCTAAAGGTGGATCTGAAAAATCGCAAGAAGAATTACTCAAGGTGTTTAACAACTTCTTGAGCAAGTATGTTACCATGCTATACACACGGAAAGTATAGCTACAGTGACTACGATATAAGAAGGTTTATTTCCTTGTTTGTCAAAGACACATTCGTAAGATACGCGCTGATGAAGAACAAGCTTAATCAAGCAGGTTATAAGCATGTTAATGAATGCATTAGCCGGGATTCTTTACATGGTAAAAAGGTATTGTTCAGAAGAAGACATACAACAAACTGTAAGATTAACATTCTTTCAATGCATTAAAAGGTATGAGAAGAAGGATTCAGAAAAGGGTCCTATACCATTCAGCGCATTTTTGTATAGCTACTTTTTATATTTGTTGAAAAAGAATGTAGATACATTTTTAATTGATCAATTAGGAAGGAAATCATTTCCACTCCTGACCCAAGATGATATGTCTGGAGATGGAGATTCTGATGACAGTATCAAGGGTGGAGCTTATGTAGACACGATAGAGTATGCTACAATAGACCTGTTATTTGCATCTGATGTTGATGAGTTTTGGATTTCGGGGGAGGAAACAAACCCGCCATTTGATCAACTCACAGTGCAAGAAAGGCAACTGCTTAAGTGGAGATTTATAGATAACAAAAGATCTTCTGAGATAGCTATTAAGATAACTGAACATCCTAATACTGTAAGAGAACATCTATCTAAAATAAAAAGAAAAATACACGAAATCATATTGGAAGATGGCATGGACGATTACTTGTTCTTGACATCATTTAAGAAAGAAAAAGAAAAAGATGACTGAGTTAAATCATAAAAACCTTTTAATTAAATTATCAGATTTTTTAAATCCACAGTTGGAAGAACTTGTATTAACTTTTTCAGATCCTATAGCTCTAGAAAAGTACTATGTAGAGATACCAGATACAAACTACATTGATCTTACGCTGAATGATCTTGGGTCTTTGGTTGCTAGATCTTCAAATGTTTATGGGAGAGCTGCAAGATTTGCCGGCATTGCAAGAGCTCAATATAAGCTTCTTGAAGCCCAGTATAAGAGAGTTTATAAGGCGAATAGAATAGGGAAGAATGAAGCCGAACGAGAAGCGGCTGCAGCTGCAGCTGCGGATAACCAGTACACTGCGTTAGCAGCAGTTGAAGCAATCGTAGAATTGGCAGAGTCCATGGAGTTAGCGGCCAGAATATCTTCTGAGTCTTCTAGAAAACTTATGGATAAAGTACAAACAATGCAGGTAGCTTCTTCTAGAGAAGAAAAAGGATTTCTCTTAGAGAGAGATTTTTCTACATTTTAAGGACATCACATGTATATAGGTCATTATAAATCAGTTAATAAATCAAACGAATTATTTTCTTCTAAAAGAGATAAGTTAGATTTCCCAATGC